TAAAGCTGTAATTATTCGAAATACTTAAATCAGTTTCAAATATCTTCGCAAACTGCCCCGTACTGTTTGGGGTAACGGCAGTTGTCATCCTGATTACGCTAAAATCATTTTGTAAAGGAGTTATTACTACAGGTGGAGTTACTTCCACTACGCCATCCTCAGCCCAAAGTACAACCGACAATACCAGGTTGTTGGCATCCGCTGAAGGAATAACCGCACCTATCGCCAAAGCTTCAATTCCTTGCTTGACCGATACTGCTCCTGCATTGTTTCCTTGGACGATATCAAACCGAAGATTGCCGACTGCCGGTAGTCCCGTTCCATTAAAGGTTAAGGCGAAATTAGTCACGCTCTCCGACTGAGACTGAAAATCAATCCATTGAGCAGTTATTGTTCCTGTGGTGCTACTCGTAATTATGAGTTCCGTAGGTCCCGATAAACCCGGACCGGTTGAAGAACCCGTTCCCTGATTCCCTTCGTCTTTAATAAGCAGGAAATCTGCTTCTTCAAACGGAGTACCTCCAAGTCCATAATCTCCAGCAGGTTTGTTTATAAACTCGTAGATTTTAGTCATTAGGCGTTTGATTTAAACTGGATCACTATTTAAAGGTGCAATTCCACTTATTGTAAGTGCGAATACTCCTTGAGTAACTACTATCGGGGTATTTCCACTAACGGGAGGAGTCGCTAATGTAGTAAAGTTTGAAAGTGTTGACCAAGCACCTGATCCAAAACTGTTCGTTGCCCTGATTTGAATGTTATATGTTGTTGATGCTGTCAAGCCATTTAAAGATATAGATGTATTTGTGTTAGCAATAATAGTACCTCCGTTAATTCTATACTGGAATCCTGTTGAATCACCCAAACTGTATGTAAAATTAACAGTCGCTGTGGTAACTTGAGGAATAATATTTGTTATGGTTGGAGTTCCTGCTGGTGGAGCATTTGGAGAGGGATTTCCTGATACAGGCAAATTAATAGATGCACTATCCATAAACAATGTTCTGGATGCAGGAACGTGACCCTGACCGTAGTTATTACATGACCACATTATCTCAACATAGGAGCCACCATTAGGAACGCTGTTTGTTAATGGCTTAGTTAATACATTGTTAATGTCATAGATAACTACATCATTCAATTCTACGATGACCCTGCCTGTGTTATTTGTAGCCTGAATATACCTTGCTTGTAACTTAAACCACTGTTGAATGGGCACATTAACCTGATTAATTTCAGGGACATTATAAGAAGTCCCACCAAACCACTCCATAGCATGTCTTAATTCGATATAGTTAGGCCCTCCCGAACCTTTACCGCCCCTAACGTTGAACCCAAGCGTAAAGACTGGATAAGATCTATTTGTGCTATACTTAGTTTTCCATTGCATAATATTATCCCAAGATGCTCCTGACATATCAAAGGATTCATTAGCCCAATACCAACACGTATAAATTGCATCTGAATTATTTCTAGTTGCTCCCTCATACTCGAAATACTGTGTAGATGCTAATTGATTAATGCCCATATTGCATACAGTCTTAATACTGTGAGTTCCTGCTTGAGGTCTTTCCGTAGAAACTTGATTAATTATAACGTTAGCTGCACTCATCAAAAAGTTTCCTGACCACTGATTTGCATTGCCAGCATCCATATTTGCGCTGAATAATTGAGTTCCTAAGATCATGATCTTATAGCGATTAATATTCCTCCATTTTGATCTTCGATTGGAACTGTATAAATAAAGTTCTCTGTAGTTCCCGCTTCTCGAATAACGCTAAAAACCTTGATTGATCTAAAAGGAGAGAAATTATCAAACTTTACATCAACTGTTGTGGCATCTGTTGGTAATTCTAAGGTTGCTTGATTATTATTTCCACCACTTGCTATAAGACATAAAACCAATCTATTTTGAGGTAAAGTAATTCCAGTAATTGTTTTTCCCGTATTACCAGTGTTAGGTGTCGGAGTTCCAATGACTAAAGAAGCTAATCCTGCATATACAGTATTTTCAAAGTACACTACAGAAACTCCCTTTGTCTCACCAACTACTGTTGTAAATGTGAAAGTATTTGGGTCAGCTACCTGTTTTACCCGTGTAAATATCGCTACAGGAGAACTTGCAACAGTATCCCACCCTGCTGGTGGGGTTATAACATCGGCTACATTTGCATTAAATAGTGATACCAACATTAATTCCCCTACGCTTGCTTCTGTTAGGTCTACTGAGTATGTACGTGCCCCCACTGGACCAACAGTAGCAAACGACCCAAGCCCTTTAACTGTTGGTAACAAAGCTGAAAGAAATACTTCATTTTCACAAAGAACTCTACTTGCTGAAATAAATGTAAAAGTAAGTACGTTTAAAGCACCTGCTACTGTTGAATAGGCATCACCTTTAAATTTTACTTTACTATCGGATACCGCTGATGGGATTGCAGAAGCGTTAGAATATACTATACACTTGTTTCCTGCCTTTCCTCCAGCCATATTAAGAGTCAATCCAGTTGTAAGATTTGAAAATCCTGTTGCACCTCCAATAACATAGTTTAAGTTGAATGCTACAACGGCAGAAGTGGGAGCGAGTGGAAAGCTTATTGTTGTTAAGAGAAGTTGATTTGCAGGAGATAAACCAAATTGATCTATATTACTTTCAATTAATCCTGAGACTGTTGCCTTGTCTTGAGTTCCTATGTGATTTGATCTAGTCCTATCTGTTATGCTGTTCAACTCCAATGCTTCATTTGATGCCTTACCAGCAAGCGCATTAACAAGGCCTGCAATACTGGGAATCGATAAAGCCTCAAGATTTGCCCTGTTTAGCTCTATATAATCCACAACCTCCTGAAGACTGTCTAAAGTTGTAGTATCACTTAACAATAAAGTGTTGATAGCATCAATCAAGTTCTTGAGTATTCTTCCTTGATTTGCTGTTAGAGGAGCTGTAGTCGAAGTGCTGTTCAGGTTATTTACTAAAGAGGAAATGTTTAATTTTAAGTCGTCTAAAGCTGTAACCTCAGTAAGAGTTGGTTTAGCAGTGTTTGCCTCAACAGACGCAAGCGTTGGCACCTGGCCTATGTCAGGCTTGGTAGCAAAGTGATTTACTAAAAGATTTATCTCTTGGTGTGTAACTAAATCACCAACGGATTTTGTTGCTATGTTTGGTTTTGATGAGGCCATATTATGTTAGTGTAAATGGTAGAACGTATCGTAATCCAATGTTTATATTTGGGCGAATTACAATATTTAATTTTGAGTTCCGCTTTGAATAAATAACACTTATTGTACTGTTTAAATATGTTTTGATCTGATTTTCAACTGTTCCGGAACCTGACAAATCCGCTGAATTTATATAAATCACTTTCACCTCATTGTCTGCCTGATACCGACCATCGTTGTATTGCCTGTTTCCTACCTGCTGATCTCCTGTCTCGCCAAGGATTGGAACGTCCTCCAGTCGAATCCGCTCTCCCTCTCCCAAATGAATAGATTCAGTGGGGTTTCCTGTGGCGTTATGCCCCTCTCTGCCGTGCCTGTTTCGTTTATTCTCCATTAGGTCAGTAGAACTCGGTATGGTGTCGCTGGATTGACCAGTATGGTAATATCAAAAGTGTCTTTATTCACCCGAACAGGTGCCTCAAAGGTGTAGCCGTCTGCGTCCCGTAATGTCACGTCAGGTTCACGGTTAAGGCCATGTATTGAGGCTGGAAGTGTAAATAGTTCCGTTGTGATGATGTCTGGATGCACGTAGTAATTTTTAAAATCGCCTGAAGGGTAATTGACAATGGAAATTCCCAATTGTCCCATTGTGAACAGGTATTGTGATGATCCATTGAACCTTCTCCTGGTAGTCTCATATCGGAATTCAACATCGGTGTCCAATCCCTGAATTTGGGCCTGTCTGTGATAATTGGTGCCTGATAAAATCACCCGATAAGCATACATGCTCCCATTTTGGTTGTATATCCTTGGATCGTAGAGGTTATTGGTTTTAATACTCTGATCATATAGGGTGTAGATCATGTTCTGATCATCCCGATACCCCATTAAAGTGACCCGTAAAGGTAGATAGCTTTCTGCGTTTTCCTGCAAAGGCTGCTTCAATGCCATACGGACTATGCTTGGAAACAGTCGCTTGAATACATAGGGCTGCTGATACTGGATCACTCGGCTGATTAATGACCATGCTACCGGACTGAGCTCATTCTTGCTGCTGAAATCCTTCAATACATTGTCTGTGGTTAATCCCAAGAGTTCAGGATAGTCGTTGAAGAAGAACTTGAATCGCTCGGTGGCTTTGTACCATACTTTGTATTTCAAATTGTAGCAAAGGGAATAGTCAAAGAACGGATTGGAGAAAATCAATTCCTCGTAATCACTCGCCCGGTGAAATCCTATGCGTATTTGTTTCAAATAGTCCTTGTAGTCCGGATCATTGGCAATCTGATCATCTATTCGGGTAGATTCCAATCCTGCAAGTGCATAGATGTATTTATTGTCGCAAGCAATGATTAAACTACCTGCATTCGTGATGGCGTAAGGGTTGTTTATCCCGTTAAAGTTGCTCACTGGGGATATTCTGCCAAAGGCTATGTTTGGATCTCCGGTTTGCTCAAGTGCTGAAACTCCTTTGTCAGTGAACACATACAAAGGGTACTGACCTGCCTGACCTTCGGATGTTGGATTTAAGTTAAGCGCAAAACCTAAAACTATCTCCTGCTCACTGTTCCCCACCCGGTAGGTTGCTGCCGGATCAAAAATAAATCCATTGCCTGAAATGCTAGCCCTGATTCGGTTCGGCACATACTGGACTTGATTGTTTACTGTCAAATCCAAAGTGGGGACTATTGGTTTGACCGTTGCTATTGTTAGGGACTGCTCCAAGGCACTCAAGAAAATGTATGAGTAATTGCTTTCTGGGTGCTGGATGAGATCCTTGTCTAAGAATAACTCGAATGTCGCTCCCTTTTGGACAATCAGTTCGTATTTGGTAGCCCTTCGATCTGGGTACCATATCTGAGACGGAAGATTCAGCACCGCTTCAGTATCGGCCATCTGGGAGGTTAGCACTCGGTAAAATATTCCTGAATCGGTCTTGATGGTGATTCGGTGATAGATGTTGAAGGTTCCTGTAGTGGCTCCTGGCAAGAGTTGAAATCCTGAAAACCCCATAATAGGGGGCACATTTCCTAACGGGAATACTCGAAAGTTTAAGATTTGATCTGCCGCACTTCCGATTGGACCTACTGTAAGCTCAATGTCCAGCCATGGGTTTTGACCAGTGAACTGCCCTGATGGGGATTGGAATGTTGTCTGATTGGTTTGAATGTAAAAGTCAAGTTTCCCCGCTGCAATCCCTACCAGTTGGGTGTATCTTGGATATAACGTAGGTTGTGCCGGAGGCTGTGTTGCGCCCTGTGCTAAAGAAGAGGCAAGAACTACAACCGTTTTAAAGTCTCTTCCTGCCAAGGGAATAAATGATGCGTTATACGTAGTGTTGAAAACATCATAGCTATACTCTGGATCATCGGTGGTGGTCTGAACTCCTGCTGCGGTCCAATAAGATCTGGCTACGGTTGCTGTTCCTCCTTGAACATAGCTCATATAATCGATATACGTTCCTTCGGGAATAGTCCCTGTAAAAGCAGTGCTCTGAACTTTTGGTAAAGCGAAATCAACGGCACTACCTCCAAGAAGAATCCGCTTGTTATAGGTGAATGCTGTCCGTGACGGAATCCTGTGGTGGGTAAAGTTGTCTATACCTATTTTTCTACCTGTAGGCCAATCATCGGACTTTCGATTTACAGTAATGATATTTGGGTCATCGGCTGTAGGCCATTCATTCTGAGCAAGACGATCTATGCGTGAAAAATAACCTACCTCAAAAAAGGCCCCATCATTCAATGCTTCCTGCTCGTTGTTTCTCGGAATGGTAACAGAAAGGGATATCCCTGCAATCAGTGCTTTCCAAAATGGAAGATTCAAGATCGTTTTTTCACTCTCCGTATAGCCGACTAGCGTAAATATAGGCTTGTAGGCAAATGAGAAATTAGGAGTTGCTGTAACTATTTGAGGAACCTTGACTAATATAGGTGCCTGATGCTTTACATGGCCTCCGTCAAATAATCTAAATGCCCATGACGCTAAAAACCATTGATCTGTGGATTCTCGTATCACTCCTTGGGTGTCACCTGCTTCAACTTGCACTGTGGTTAAAGCGACTTCTTCGGTAGTAAAGGTGATTTTTGGGGTGTCAATCCATCCTGAATTGACAAATACATCATCCAGCAAATAGTAAAGTAAATAAGGAACTTTGTCTTTTGAGATTGAAATAACCGTCACCTCATCCAATATAGTGCAGCTCCAGGTATAACTTCCGTCATTTGGAAGGGCTTGAGTTTTTACCACTGCCCAGGTAATAGGATCGATTATATCAATAACCTTTCTGGTTGTGCTTTGAGAAAGCACCAAAAGTCTTTTTAAACTGCCTCCTACTGGGTCTATGGAAAATTGACCTCTGTGGTTCCTGACTTGGTAAAATGCGTCAGTAATAGAAGGAATACCAAACGCATAAGTAAAGTCTGTTCCTGCGCTGTTTTTTAATCGATTAATTTTTTCGAAAGGTGCCCAATAAGGTCTTTCAAGCGTGCCTTTAGGCTTTAGGTTGATGATTGAATCGCATAGTCCGTCCACACTCTGATCGTTCAGAAGTTGGTTGTTCATCCCTAAAAATGGAATAGGTACTACGGTTCCTCTCATGGTTACTCATTATTTAAAAAGGTCTGTAAGATTTTCTGGTATTGATGGTCTTTTGACTGTTCAGGCTGTTGGTCTTGATCAAGTATTTGAATTTTTCAAACTCTGAAAAATTAAGCATCATCGCATCGGTGATTTTATTGAGCTGAAACCACTTGTAAAGGATGTAGTGGATCAATGCAGATCGTATGTAGGTTTGGGTAATGGTGTATTTCAAAGGGTTGATACCTTCCATTTCAGTGACATTGAAGTCCATAATATCCATCTCTCCTTTATCCAAAAGCTCCCCGGTCTGCTTTTCGTTGTTCATAAGGTCACGGACATTTTTTGCATCGTGTGGGTTTGGGCTTTCTGCGGTATAAGCTGCTGTCAATGCTTCAAATCCTGTCTGACTAGCCACGGAAATGTAATTGGCATTGTCTGCAATCTGTACGGCTCCCTCATTGGCAAATGAAAATATTACCCCGAAATCATCCGGGCAGATTACTATTTTCTCGGATAGCATATCATCTTCAACCATCCGTGAATGAAACTTGCTTAATGCAATCGTTTCATTAAAAATGTCTTGAAGATCAACCCGAATGCTGTTAAAATTATCTGTTTCCATTATCCGCCTCCGACTAGTCCGTACATATTTTCAAAATACTTCAATGCCTGTCCTCTGGCGATTTCTGCCCGTTGTGGCTGATTCATCATGTGAAGCGTTCTTGCTGCCGCTTCCCAACAAGTAGCATCAATCAAATCATTTGGCATCTGTTCTGCCGGGATGATTGGCACATAAAGGAATTGCAATAGTGATGGCTGCACTTTGCTTGAAAAGCACTCAATGGCCAGTCGTGTATTGGAATAGGTTTGTGATATCTCTGCGTTTGTGTAGTCTATAAAGCTGATCAATGCGGCCTTTGGTTTGGTTTCCGACCCGGAGTGCATTGAATTGTTTTTCATAAATCGATACTTTGGATCTTCTTCAGGAATCAATTCGGTAGCCTGAACCTTCCAAGAACTGAGCTTAATGCTGATAAATCGTGCAAAATCGGCAGGACAAGGAATGATGGAGGTTTTTTCCGTTGCGGAATAGATCAACCGCACCGGAGGATTACTCGGAGACGCAACCAAAGGACCTGATAAGTAGGTCTTGTCAAAACCCCCGGCTCCATCGTCAAGAATCAAAACTTTCAGGACCAGTACCGTTCCTGCAGGTGTGTTTGGAAAATCCAAGGATGCTGCATTTGTGTTCTGACTTCCTGTAATGTATTGTAATTGCCCAAGATTATTTCCTACAATTATATCCCTACGGTTGTTTCCTGCGGCTGGATTACTACCCGCTGTTACCATCATGGGGTTTCCAGTATAGTTTACTCCGTTGATGTTGTAGGAGACTGCATTGATGCATGTCAGGATTTGGGTAATGGATGTCAGGATTTGGTTAACCACATTGGTGCCTCCTACTGTGAGTAAACCCGTAAATGCCGATGGAGTACTTGGAAAGTGATTTACCGCCTTCTTTAAAGTTTGCTTCACCATCACAATAGGCGCATTCCTGAGAATGAACTTTGCCGATTCGTCAAGTACCTCTTCAATGTACTTCACCGAAGCCTCTCTATACGCTTGGCCCTGTACGCCTTCTACCGGAGGAAGAACCTCGTCAATTTTGGCAGAAACTCGGTCAATAAGATCGTTTTTCGTATAAACCATTGTAGCTGAGAAAGATTAAAGGTTCGGAAATGAAATATTCAGTGTTTCGGCTTTCTTGTGAACATCTGCTCTTGTTCTTACAGTGCCCGTGTTTACTGTGTTGTCTAGTCCTTTTAAGATCATAAATGCCTGTTGGACGATTGTGGCTTCTGGGTACTCTTTAATATTGGATTCTTTAGGTGCTTTTTCAGTAATCGATTCAGTTTCATCATCAGAAGGATCAGCTACAGTGAAAACTGTTACCAATTCGGTTTCTGGCTCTGGTGTTGGCTCTGGTGCTGCTGCCTTCTTTTCAGGTTTTGCAGTAGGGATTACCGCTTTTTCCTTTGGTTCTTTCACTTCTTCGAAAAGCTGTCCACCGTTGGCTGAATTGCCCGGATAGTCTCTGAGGAATTTTACCAAATCAGGGCTTTCGGAATATAGATAAGCAGGAACATGCCCTGTTCGGGTGTTGAGCCCATTGTTAAAAGTGATGCCCTGATCTTTGGTGATTGCGCCAGTTTCAGGATTTCGCTCAATCCACGGGATGTAAAGTGATCGAACGCCCCAGAGTGCTTGGAATTTTGACATTACTGTATGAGTTGAATTGGATGGAAAAGAAAGGGCAGGATTAACCTGCCCCTTTTAGACTTAAGGTGCTGTATTTACAATTCTTGCGTGTGAAGCAAGATATCTTGTCTCCACGCATCCAATTTCCTCAATCAAAGTGGCATTCGTGTTGGATTGACCTGAACTTCTCAAAGTCAACTCACGGCTGTTCAAGGCAAGGAATGGTCTTTTCTTGATGTTGGTCAAGTCAACGACCATCCCGTCATTTGCGTGATCCATGATGTCAAACAATTTGTGATACTTCAGGTATAGCATACCGAAGCTAGTTTCTACCTTCATCACTTTGACGCCTGGTACTACCTCTACTCTTTCAGCTTCAAGCTGCTTTTCGATAGCGGCAATTTTTAGGATGTTCGCCATCAATTCTTTTCCTGCAAACAACATTCTATCCTCTGCCCCGGAGTTATCCGCAAAAATCTGCTTAGTCCAGTCAATCCAAGTATTCGTAGTGATTCCTCCCGCTGTGGTGTATGGAAGCACTTTCTCCAACTGGTGAAAGATACCGTCCGCATAAAGCACGTTTGCTTTTTCCTTCTTGGAATAAACCTTTCCCCGAACTCCGAAAATGGATGCTTTCTCAATCTCAGTTCTGAAATCATACATCCGGATAAAGTTTTGATCTTTATCGCTGAATCCTGATTTAGAGTCAATCATGGAACGGATATACCCCTCGTCAATCTGCGCTAAGTGTCTCTGGCAATTGTTGAATCGGTTGCCCGGAATCATCGTTTTGTTTTCTGCTTTAGCCCGATCTTCACCGTATGCAGTAGCCGAACGCCTGATTGCTGTGTTGATTGGGATAGCAGGTACTACGTTGTCTGCCGTGTTAATTCCTGTTACCTGAAGGGTGCCGTTCTCATTGATTGTATCTACACGCAATTGAAGCGGCTTGCCATTAAGACCAGTAAGACTTTTCACATAAATGGACTCTCCAATAACCCAAAGGTCCGGATTGCCTACCGTGATGTTTCTAAACTTGTCCGCATCGGCAGTTCCAGCTGGAGCACCAAGCGCAATGGTCACCTGATCGGCATGACCTCTAAAATCCACTTCTTCGAAATTCACTACCAAGTCGGTTGCTTTCTCGCTCGAATTCATTTCTCTCAATAATGTGTCGAGTGAGAAATCATCGGGCTTGATCATGGTGACGAACTTGGACACATCATCGGCAATGTGACCTGGATCATCTGCCGATCTTGGTCTGGCATTATCGGTGGATTCTCTAGTATTGGATGCTAAAATGGTCGTTGCCGCCACTGTGAATCCAGTACCGCCCCCTGTGAAGCCCAACAAGGCTACAAAGGAATCAGCCATGTCCGGTGCAATCATGGACACCACTGATAAAGCTGCAATCGCTACCAAGAACATATAAAATGCCCCCTTCACGAAATTTAAAATTGATTGCTTTTTCATTATGGTATTAAGGTTTGGTTTAGTTGGTTTTTTATCTTCTGTTTATGTTGATCATGTCAATCATGCTACTTGGAGGCATGTTTACTAATTCACTCAATCTGGACTTTCTGACTGGTTCTGCTTTTGCCTCTACCCCTCTTCCAAGCTGTGGCATAGCATCGCCTTTTCGCTTCTGCCGTTCAATGGCGATCTTCTCGTTTCTGCCTTTTACTTCACCCTGCTCTGCTGCTTTCTTTACAGCCCCCTCATAGGTCAATGCTTTGGAAAACAGGGATAGGAATTCAGTGGAAATGACACCGTTCATGGCATCGTCATAGAACTTTGACATTTTGGTCACAAGCTGCTCTTTGATTTTATCGTCAAATCCCTCCTGTGCCTGGAAGTCAGTCAATGTTTTGTTGGATAAATCCATATTGCTTTGAAGCTTTTCATCCTGCTTTTTCTGATTGGCTACTGCTTGCTTTCGCTCAATCTTGGATCGTACCAATGATTCTGCATCTTCGTCCTCTGCTTCCACTGTGAAGATTGACTCATCAATTCCTGCTTTCATCATTGCTACCCGGAAGGAGTACCCTTTAGCCACATAGCCAAGAATGTCCAGTATTTCAGGATCAGATACCTTTTCTACAAAGCCTCTGATATCATCCACTTCCTGCTGAAGGGCTGTGAACTCTTCCTCTCTGGCTTGTAAATGGGTATTCACCGCTTCAATGCTTTCAAATTCCTGCTCTCCAAGTTTGAAGGATTGCTTTACGGGTTTTTCTTTTTCGGATTCTGCTTCTTCTTGTTCCAATTCTGATTGCTCTGCTGCTAGGATCTTCGCATCTTCGGCTTCCTGTGCTGCGAGTGCCTCGGCTTCCTTTTTATTTTTGGCCTCTTGAATGGTTTTGGTAAAGGATTCTTTGCCTGATAACTTCTTGATTACTTCATCGGAGATGTCAGATTTGGCTTGTATTTCCTCTTCCTGACCCTCTTCGGCACCTTCCGCATCTTCTGTGGCTGCTTCAGCCGACACCACTTCGGGTTTTACCGATTTAGCCGCTTCTCGTGCTTCTAAGTTGTACTTGATGGCATTGACAAATGAATTATTCATATCCTGAATGGTGTAAATGCGGAAAGGCCATGACTTCCGATATGGAAAACATGGCCTTTGGGCTGTTATTTTTACTGATTTCGTTAAAATATAAAAGGGCCATGCTTCCGTATTTTTGGAGGCATGGCCCAATTGGGGTGTTATTTCAGCACTAATATTACTCGAAATTACAAATTTTTCAAATTAATTCGTAATTATTTTTTTAAAAAAAACTATTTATCGTTAGTTTGTGGGTTTTTTTAGTCCCATCCTTTTATCATGTTCGCTTTTAACCACTTCGTAGATGCCCGTTTCTCCGGACTTCACTGCCTGTCTTTTCAATTCCTTCTCAGGAGAATAGCTGTGGATCACGGGAACCTTGATCTCGTAGGACTTATCTTTTTCGATTACCCGTCCTTGGGTAAGTTCTTTGCCGCATAGCAATAATTCCCATCCAAGTATAGGCACCCATTCCCATGACTGCTTTTTGATTGGCCCTAATTGCTCGGCTATGTCCTTAATTCGGTTGGCTACTTTCTTTTTCATGAATTCCTATAAATGTACCACGATTTGATTCCTATAAATGTACCACGATTTCCATAATTCTTTAAGCTTCTCAATATGCGCTTCTGCCTGTTTTTGAACATCATCATCGGATAGGTATCGATCAGGACTGTAATTAATAACCTTCTCTTTCCTATGTAACCGGATTATCTTAGGTCTTTTCATGGGGTTTCTATTTCTTCGTTTAGGTACTTTTCGAGTTGCTTGTTTAAAAAAGCATGGTGTTCATAGGATAATTTGACATCAGAATTAAATGTGAATGACATACCATAGGTATGTTGTATTTGAGGTATTCTTATCATTGCGCCAGTCTGAACCTCAATCCTTTTCGGTAGCTTCTTAGCCCATTGGCCGTTAAGGTAGATTAACCATCGGCCAACGTATAAAGCATTCTTTTCATTTTTGTATTTAAAAACAGTATCAGATATTTCGAATTTAATACCGCCCCAATCCTCAAACCTATCTCCATCCTTAATCTCACCGTACAATTCAAAAGCCTTAGCCTTTAGCTGGTTTACGTAGGATTCTTCTGTGGATGGTTTGAACCATTTCTTGTTAATCGACAATTCTACTAGCTTATTATCGACTATTCTAATGTTGATACTTGGTTCACCGGGCAAGTTGTTTAACACCTTGTAAATTTTCCTAGGCGATATCAATGATCCATCACCATCTACACAATCAACAAACTCCACCCCTTCCCAAATATCCTTTTTCTTATTGACCACCAAAAAGAAATTACTAAATTCCCCTGACTCATTGATAACATCAAATCCGTTCTGGTCACAAAATGTTTTTAGTTTCTCGTACTCGCTATCGTTGCTCATGTCCTGTTTTGGTTAAATTATACTTCTGTTTATTGACTTTTAAAAGGTTAAAAAAACCCATCCTCCAATGAAGGATAGGTTTTGGATTAGTACATCTTACCCTTGCCTCCCTTCTTCATGGGCATTTTCATACCTGAGCTCTTGGATGGTGTTTTTGTGGCCTTTGATGCTGAAGGCATAGACTTCTTTGAACATTTCATGGTATTGGTATTTAGGTTGGAAATAATTTAGCACTTACCTACACTTAGGCCCTTTGCCTCCTGTTTTCATCGCTTGCTTCATCCCGGTCTGCCTCGAGGATGGCGATTTGAATTTGGACTTGGTGGCCTTAACTGCTTTTACGGGTGCCTTGGCTGCGGCTGTTGGCTTGGGCACATAGACTCCGTTGTTTACCATAGTGGATGATCTGCCTACGGTCAGATTCTTCTTGGCTGATTCACCCGGCTTGGGCTGCATCACCATTCTCTTGCCTGACTTGGCGTAGTCGGATGCTACATCGCTGGTCATTCCTTTCTTGTCTGGTTTCATTTTCATGGTTTGGTTGATTAAGGTTAAGGTTTAAGCCAATTCCACTTGGCTGTTTTTTGGCTGATTTTATAATCCCTCCGCTTCTGGTTATTTTTTAGGGACTTTTGAAGCAGACTGTAATTAAATCTTGACTTTTGACCTTTACTGCCTTCTTCAAATTTAGCCCACGCCAAGGTATCGTAGTGCTTGCAGATTTCACTTTCCTTTTTTACCGTGGACTTGGTGGCTAGATTGTATAGGAACTGTCTGATTTTGGTGAGTAGGGTCATATAAACAAATTTTCGTCCGTGTCTGAATCTTTCTGATTCTCACGGATGGTTTTAGGTGGATGAATAGTCAATGCCTCCAAAAGGAGTAAACAGGCTCGGAGGATTAACAGGATGCGGATCATAGCAGTATGGATTCTAGGTTTCTGCATATCTCCTTGATCACCTTTACAGTAATGGTATTCCCTGCTTGCTTATAACCCTGCGTGTCTGATACTTTTGAGATATCGAAGCTGTCTGGGAAGCCTTGTAAACGGAAGCACTCACGGGGAGTAAGTCTGCGGATGCGTTTTTCTGTCCTTAGTAGATTGTTTTGCTCAAATGAATTGGACGTTATAGGTGGGCAAATCGAGTGAGACCCTCCTTTATTGAATCCTCTGGCTCTTTGTTCTATTACTAAATTATCCTTCTGAACAGTCGTAATTGTACCACATATACCCTCTTCATACGCTTCAATAGTCTGTTCTCTATACTCACCCGTTTTTCTGCTTTTCGGGTTTTCGGGATTTCGGCCTACCATTCGAACTGGAATCGGATCTTCCTGATCCTCTAGGGTTGGTCCATTGCTCTGATCGAAATCCGTCATAATTTGTCCTGTTCGTTTGTTGTTGAAAATTGTTTGCTCGAAAAAATCTCTGTGATTCCGTCACATCCCCGGTTGAGCTGGAATTGAACTGCTTCAATCTTGCCTTTCAAAACATCATCCACCATTACTAGAATCTGCTGCTGCTGAAGAGGTGTAAGCCTTCCCAATGGGGGCTTGGTATCATCGTAGGCAAGGATTGTCTTCTGGTAGGCAAGCAGGTAGTTCTTTGAGTTCTGGTATCGCTCCTTACTCATCCGCATTGCCTTCCCGTGATAAATGGTGTCGGTAATCTCCAAAAGATCCAGTACCATCTTCCTAAAATTCCCCACTACATAGCCTGGATTATACCCTTCTTCTGTGCTGTGAAATCGTGTTTTATCCGGATCGTAATCGCTCATTCATTTTTTCGTTTCACTAAAGTAATGAAAAAATAAATATTTGCTATAATTTGTAATTCTTTTTACGATTTATGTTTTTTTTGTTCGGCTAATTGCTACATTTGAAACTATGAGCAGGACAAACCCATACGAAAAATACCTCACCAAAGAAGATATTATGCACGCTGAAATAGTGCGTGTTATAGAACTCAGGTTTCCGGACCTGTTCTGGTGGCATACTCCCAACGAAGGCAAGCGAAGTGCATTTGAGCAGTACAAGTTCAAGACGCTCGGAGGTAAAAAAGGAGTTTCTGATTTCGTTATTCTCGAAGATTCAAATTTCTCCAAAGGATTGATGATGGAAATCAAATACGGAGGAAATGGCTGTTCAAAGGCTCAAGTGGATTTCCTGATTGACTCGATTAACAAAGGCTACACGAGTGCAGTGGTGTACAACCATGCTTCGGATGCAATTGCCCTGCTTGAAAGGCATATGGGTCCCGGTGCTTGTTTCCCCCTAGATGGAATTCTACTTATAAAGGAGGGGAAGGAGTCCATTATTCAGATTGAACAAGCGCATAAAGTGTTGATGAAAAAATCAACTCCTGTTTCAGACAAGCAGCAAGCTAAGAAGCTGTTTGAAGCTGAGGCAAAGAAGAAGTTTGGCAGTGTCTCGGTGCAGGTTAAAAAAGCCCTGTTTCAGGGAAAGGATATTAAAGTTTGAGTCATAGTTGTTTAAATCACCTTTTAAACGGTTATTTTGGGTTTTTTGATTTGAGGTTTGGTATTGCCTTTCAGTACCCGGTCTATGACCGATTGATTTTTATTTTACGAACAGGACAAACAACACTACAATGAAAAAATCACTATCAATCGCACTTCTGCTTATCGGGCTATCCGCTTGCGCTGTGCTGGATCCCTCCAAGATGGATATCCCAAAGGAGCCTACGCTATGGGTCGTATCACAACTCGACTCCATCAATCACAAAAACGGGCAGGGATTTATCTTCTACAAACTTTCTCCGGTCAATGCTGGTGGCTTAAATGTCAAACCTGTCTGGATCATGGACTATTCCGGAGCCTTTCAGGTCGGTGATATTGTCAGCTTCCGCCTGTTTACCGATTACTCACAAGCGAGGTAGTATGCTGCTGGACCTTTCCAACTCCCTAGATGCAAAGAGGGCACAAGCTTATCTGGACAAGCTATTGGAGAAAGGAGAACAAATTGAGATCCGCAAGATCATCAAGCAACGGACTGTACGGCAAAACAGCTATCTGCACGTTTGCTTGACCATGTTCTGTAATGAAACGGGTTATACGATAGACGAAGCCAAGGAACTGTTTTCTATGCAACTGCCGGACATCATGCGTTATGAGAAGAACGGAATCAACTTCCGTAAGTCCACTGCCGATATGGACACAAAGGATATGGGAACTCTGATTGATAAAATACGGGAAATGGCCTTGGATAATCTTGGTCTTTACATTCCCGATTCAGAAGAGTATTTGATTAACAAGTTTCAGATTGAAAAAGAGTTGAGCTGGGTGAAATAAACTACTATGAAAGACAAAAAAGTAGCCAATATTCTAGCATGTCACAAAGCTGGAAGAATCGAGTCCAAAGAGGCAATTGATCAGATTGCTACCGTGTACGGTGAAGTAGCCTATGCAAAGCAAATCAAAGATCCGCACGGGTGCTTAGATTATAGTCAAGGATATCTCCGATGTGATTGGCAGTGTGTGACGTGTAGGGAGATTGAGTAACACCTTTTAAAATCATAGATCACAACTAAAACTATTATAATGGTATCACAAACACAACTAAAAGAAGTCAAGCGGCTATTCGATCACAATGTAAGCTACAACAAGATAAGTGAAAAGACTGGGCTTACGCTTGCTCAGATTTGGCATCTCATTAAAAAAAGGCTCAGAACTGGGAGATACGATTGCAGCAAGTTCACGTCGGCTGAATTAGCTACGATTAAGCAGCTAAAATCGGAGGGTAAAAACTCAGCGGAGATTGGGATCAAAATGGGGTATAGCTCTAGTAAAGTTAAGTATCAATTGTTGAAAATGGGGGTGTAATGAAAGAATACAGAAAAACAGCAACAGTAAAAGCGAAGTTATTTGAACAAGGTGATGAGGATGGCTTTACAAATACTCCCGAGCATTATTTTGAAAAAGAAAAATTCCCATACATATCTACTCTTGAAAATCAAAAACATCATGGAGAATTTGGAAAACATTATCTTTGTGTAGGAATTAAAGGAGAAAAATGGCTTGTTGAAAAGTCAATTTTTGAGGCTACCTATGAGGCTGTTTAGCCTTACCGAATATGAAATACCGTTGTCCTCACTGTAATAAAACCGTAGAAAGAGAATCCGATAAGCATTGGATTGGATCATACTGCTCTGAAAAAGGAATTAAAACTAGGATTATGAAGGTGGATAAACTAAAAAAAATATGAAAGTCAATGTTTCGATTAGAGATGTAGAGAATACTGTTCAAAAAAATATGGATGGAATTTATTTTACCTTCAATTTTGCTATTGGGCTACAACAAAGATTTTATAAAAAGTTTGGGCGTGCTGAAGTATTTTTTTTTGAGGATGATAAATCTGTTGAATTAACTCCCTATAAATGGGAAGGGGTTGAAATTTATCGAATGTAAAACCCGACCAGCCTTAAACTGATCGGGTTTTTTTGGTTAATTCAACTGCAATCCCTGTGCTTTTCCTCCCGGCATACCCATCTGTTGCTGAAGGGCTGCCATCGCTTGAGGGTTGGCCTCGGTAGGCATTCCCTGTGCTGCTGCCATTTGCTGCGCCTGTTCCAATTCCTGCTGCTTGCGATTGATCGTCTCACTGAGCTTGTCTGCAAACGGCATAGAGGTCAATTCGGTGAATATACCTAAATCAATCAATCCCTGATCAAGAAACTTCAATAGCACATCATCCTGAATCTGTCTCATTACCGGAGTGTTGGTAGCCCGGCCCATGCTGATCATTACATCCAGGTCACGGCCTTTCGCTGCTTCGTAATATTGTATATCATCGCTGTAGTCCTTACCTATGACCTGAATATTTCGATCATCGGTGTAAAACTGCTGAATAGTCTTTACTACTTTCAAGTCTCGCTTGCTTCTGCGCTGAAAGAAGAATTCAAAATACACTCGGTTGTTAATTTGGGCATTACTGGTCTGTAGCTGATACATTCCCAATGGAGTACCCGAACTTGCTTTCTGTCCCTGTATCGCACTAGTGACCCCTGAAATCTGCTCCAATAGGCTCATTTGTGTCTGCAAGAGTTCAATTACCCCAATGTTTATGTTTTTGGCTGACATCTCCTCCGGCTTCAGTCCCCTTGGGTTTTTCTGAGCATTTGCACTGTATGGTACAACTCCGTCTGACTTGCTTATTTCATTGGCATAATCATCATTGGTCCATCCGTCTGCCCGTGCTTCTTCAGGTAGCAACAAGGCCCCTTTAGAACTGGATCCGATAATCTTATCCAAGGAAGTGAGCAATCGATTAATCTGAATTTGCTGATCAAGGATGTCATAGGCAAACCCCCAGATATTGCCATCCACCAAAGGATATAGCCCCAACGTGTACGGACTCTGCTCATGCTCGTATGGTGTCTCTCCGTGCATCAGGATATCGCCATTGTCTGTCAAGAACCAGAAATGAAACACATCCTCGTATCTCATTTCGTAATCCAAATAAGGAATGTTTTCTTCCGGTACCCCTTGCGCTGAAAATTGCTCGTATCGCTGATTGTTGATTTCTTCTAGTTCCTCTGCTTCCATTTCGGATTGATAGGCTCTGCCTGACATGGGATCTGTTACAATCATCAAATACGTGCTAATCTCCTGCCATACCTCAATGACTCGGCACATATCATTGTCTCTGGGGACATAGAAGTCCACGTTGTCAATCATATCTGAATCCTGGCTCTGTGATTGATAGTGATTGCCTCTTTTACTTTGACTTGCCTTGCCGTACCATTGCTCAATAAGCTGCTTGTCGGCTTCATTTTTGGCAAAAGTTCCAACAACCTTGCTCAGAGGCACATCGTGAATCTCTCCTATGAAATTCAGTTCCTTCAATCGTACATCTTTAAGACCTGTATTAAAAAACATCAATGCAGGATGCACGGAATCTATGATTAAATCGTCCCTGTTTTTATCCTTATGGTAGCCATAGTGGGTTTTCCAGCCAAAGGCACCTGAAATAAAGAACTCTTCAATCACGCTCACGTCAAGCATGTGTGTGTCGTTGAGCTGAAGTGCTGCCTCTAGCGTCTTGGACATCATTTCTGATATCTTCTGATCTTCCCTGTTCCGTGCTACTACAATGGATTTAAAATCATTCTCAATGAACTGGCCTAACAGGTTCTTAATATGCTGCCGAATCATGTTCTGTTTGATTGGAATCATGTTCTGCTTGCGGATATAGGCATCCATGGTGATAGTCCCACCCGTGTCAGGATCTATCATGGTGTCATTCCAGTGATCGCCAATGTAAAAGTCACGGCACTTTTTACGCCTGTCTCTGAACGGCCTGAGCTTATCATAATATAATCGGGCTTGTTCCAGAACATCATCTGCCCTGCGCTTCATTTCAGGCTCATTATAGATCAGGGTGGTTGAATTCTTGATCTGATCCTGCGATAAACGCTTTTCCATGTACTGCGAAAAATCAATGTCCTTAGACTTGTTTCTCAGCAATTCATCGGGGTTAAAATCAACGTTGGTTTTTTTCATCTGCTTTGGCTTTATGGCTTTTGGTCTTTTATTTCAATGGCTGTTTTTTCTTGTGTTGCCTGATCACTACCCTGATTGCTTGGACTGTTTTTGGTTTATTGCTGTATCTAAGGCATAAGGATTAAAACAAACTACTTCATGTTCAGGATTTCTTTGATTGGGTTGGGTCTGTTTTTGTACATCACCTCTCCGTATTCCCTGTTAAATCCTCTCATTATTTTGGTTCGATCTTCATAGAGTTTTTCAATATCATCTTTATAAAGCTCCTTATCTGCGGATTTCATCTCCCCAATAATCTTGTTTAGATCCTTTACCAGCCTCTCATAGCCTTTGTATGTTTCCGACAATCCAATCAATCCTTTGTTTTTATCATAGAATTTGGCTGCATCTTCGCTCAATCCTGCTTCCTGCATCTTTTCAAATGCTTCCACTGCGGTAATAGCCTTGTCTCTGTTTTCGTAGAAACTTGCTCGTGCTTCAAAGTCTGAACCTGTTTTTTGCACAAACGAACGGACAAAAGGAACCTTTCTGATAAATGGGTCTTCGAGAATATTCTCTCCGGAGATCACCTCAGCTACGGTGGTAGCGATGTTCTTGGTAAACTGAACAGGGCCGCCCAAATACTGCTCCATGCCATATTCCAGCCATTCAGGATTTATATCAATTTTCCCTGATACCACTTCATTTCCTCCACTTATCTTGTTCATGAACGTAGTGGACTCCTTGATAAATGGATTCACCCCTTCAAAATACATTTGACTGTCCGGTAGCTTAAACTGATTAGTGGTGAAGTTCTCTCGGTAGATTGGACTTCCTGCAAAGTTTCTGTTAAATCCAAGGTCTGCCAGTGGCTGAATTACGGAAGGTGAAGCAAGCATCATCGCCTGTTGGAATCCGTTTTGGTCGGAAGTAAAGTCATATCCTCCGATAGGTGAAAACACGTTTGTCGATGCGCCTAACATTCCCATAGCCTCCTTTTCAATATCGGATTTACCCATCATTGTTCTGCCTATGGACTCTCCAAAAGCATAAAATATGTTCAGTCCATAGGGCAAAGGAATCTTGATATAGTCTCCAGGAGTATCACTGAATAGATTTGGAAGGATTACATGGTTTTTCCGCACGTAGTCAGGAATCTTCTCGTAGTAGCTTCTTCCATCTTCATCCTCCTCATCCAGCATTCCCAACAAAAGAGACTGCATCATTCCTGCCGCCATTATTCCTCCGGCATATCCCAAGGCTTTTTTGGCTGTCTTTGGATTGGTGAAGCTTCTGGCCAATCGCTCTGTACCCTGAACCGAAGCATTGAAGAAAATAAAGATTGTACCCATCACTCCGGATGATCGGCCTTTCCGGTTGAAGTTTACCGTCAGGTCCTTGGCTTTCGCTGCGGATTGCTGCTTACTCATTCCCTCATCTCGTAGGGTTTTGTAGTAGCTGAATCGCATTGAGTTTTCCATGGTCTTGTTGTAAATCTCCAATCCCTGCCCGAATAGCTGTATTGGCTTGATTGCTGCGTTTCCTCCTCTTCTCCAAATCCCTTCCTTATCTGCCTTGTCAATCTCTTTTTTGGTCTGTGCAAAAACTTCTGCTGCGGTTTGAAGGTCAGTATATCCTGTCAATGCGCCCTCTTCCATAAATTCCCTGAGCATTTGCCCGTCTTTTCCTGCCGGGTACTCATCGTTTTTCAGAAATTTACCCAAGGTGATAGCGGACTTGCCCATTTTGCCAATGGTTTTTCTGGCTATGGTGGCATCCTGCTCTACCAAGATATTGAACGTACCAAAACCCACGTCACGAATTAAGTTTCTGATTCCGAATTCGGGGTTATACTGCGTGTACATGGAGGATAGCCATCGGGTGTATGGGCGAAGCTTTTCGAAGAATCCCGGTACCTGATCCTGATTCATGTTCTTGATTGTAGGAACAATGCCGTATTTGGCTGCTTTAGGGTCGTTGTAGTTCACATCCTTGAACTCGATGAATACTTTCTTACCTTTTACCATTACGTCCAATACCGCAACCTGATCACCCTGCTGCTGCACATGGCGATGAACTGCCGGGTCAAAACTTCGTATGGCATCACCATTGGCCAACTGTCCGGCTGTGGGCTTATTCATGGTTTCAATCCAAATATCATTTCCGTTTTCGTCTTGCATTTTGGTGTTTAAATAAAAGGCATTTCGAATAAAGTAATTGCCTGGAGAAACATTTTCCTTGACAAATTCCAGTACGGATTGTTTGGTTCGGTTCTTTTCCCCTCGCATGATTGATTCTTGCGCTGCTGTAAACAGGAACGGCAATGGATCTGCAGACTCGGAGGTTCTGCCCTTGGCACTCATCAGCAAAGTGTAAACCTTGTCATTGGTGCTTTCCATGCCACTCCAATCGGTCAACGGAACGTAATTCTCATATCGGGTCATCAGATCATCAAAGGTTTCCTTGGTGATCATTCCTGACTCATAGCGTTCCATGCTGGTGAAGTGGGAAATCGCCCGTACCTGCTGATTGAGCTGATCGATCATAGCCTTGTCCACGGAGGTTTCAAATGCTGCGATTCCGTCTGCGGCTTCTTCATCGGTCATTCCTGTAGGCCATCTGTCGTCTATTGGTACCGCTTTGCCTAATTGGGCATATTCATCCATGAAATAAGCTTTTCGCTCGGCATGGTGCTTAAATTTGATATAATTGGAGATATCCTCTGAAGCTAATCCTGTGTCGTTATGGATCTTGTTGGCTGTTTTTATCAATGGCTTCCAGAGGTCTTTTATGAAAACCCGTGCCTTTTCCAGAGTTTTTCCTGAAGCAAGGTTTTCTTTGGTGTAGAAATCCGCTGCGTCTGATACGTTTCCTCCTGTCTTTGATTGAATAAGCTTCTTGGATCGGATCATCCGGTCCTGAAGTGGCTCGATTACCTTTCGCTCAAACCAAGATAGCTTGGCCTCATTGAAGTTTCTGACATTGATTGCGGTGAAATCCGGTTCGGTAGATCCTACTCTCATAAACCGGATATCGCTGTTCTCCCCGTCAAAGGCTCCGGAGTTGTCGGTTGCGGATTTTATTTGAGTGGGGGAGAATACTGCGTAAACCACTGCTGGTTTTGAATTTTCATTGTTATTGTAATTGTCCCTTACATTTTTAACAATAAGTGAGTCATACCCGTTTTTTTGCGCATATTCTACGAGATTTCTAGTCCCTTTTATTTTTTCTCCATTTATTTCTGTTTCAAATTTCCTCCATTCGGCTCCTCTAGCGTTAATTTCTAGTGGGTTTACAGCAGAAATGTATGTTGAAACGACTTCTTCTGTTGCTCCTTGATAGTCAAATGCTCTTTTAGGATCGGCATACGATTTGGCTTTAGATATTGAGTCAGTGAAGAAATAAGCTGGACTTTCATCGCTGCCAAAAAACGATTCATTCCTAGTTTTGAAGGTGTATGATTCCTTAAATTCTCTTGAATCTGGCATACCATGATAAACCACCAAAGGTTCTCCGTTGCTGTCCACTACCTTGCTGTCTCCAAACCATTTCTTGAATGCTGCGGACTGCGTTTGGGGTTGGGTCATGCTCATAGCCGGACCGCTTGCATTCTCCAGGAATATCTGATCTTCTCGGGAAACATCCTCGGTGGATTGAAGGGTTTGAGTTCTTCGCTCTTCTAGGGATAGGTTCGCTCTTGATTCTACGTTACGGGATTCGACTTCTCCGGCTATCCTCTGGTATAATCTAAATGCCTTTTGAAAATCGTAAGTATTGCTTTCAAGGTCTTTAATTTGATTATTAATTCCTTGCCATTCTCTCAAAAGGTTTCTGCTTTCTTCCGTTTGGCCTTTGTACCTCTTGGCAAATGCTCTATCCTCCCATCTATTATAGATAATTTTATATTCTGATTTTAATGTTTTTATTTTTTCATTTAGCTCTTCACGGGTTTTAACTCCTGCTGCGCTTAATTTTTCTCTAAGTGCCACATCATTAATATTTCCACCGCTAGCAAATCCTTCTTTTTGCTGAATAGCGTGCTGAATCTCATGAAGCAGAGTGCTCAATATCTGCTTGTCGTTTTGGTGTTTGTCAGGATTAATTGTTATCTGTCCAAAACCTCCGTCACCTTTTAGTTTATTAAAACTTCCATACGACCCTGATTTAGTGTCCATAACAACCTTTATCCACCTTAGTGCTGGGTACGCCTTGAACAGCTTGTTGTCATTTACAAATTCAACTAAATCAACACCGTTTTTCGTTCTTGCTTTTTCCGATGCTTTTAGTCTGTTGTCAATATTTTCAACAAAATCAATATCCTCAACCTCATACCTCCATTTTCCGTCTGCGCCTTTTTCCCATCCTGTCGCTATTTTAATTTGTGCTTCAGGACTGACACTAACAGTATGAAATTTATCCGCTTTGGCTTTTTGCCCGTTTTGCTCTATGATTTTATTTTCAGGCAAGGCCATGTAGTCATAAGCCTCATTTTGACTTGGAAATTCTATTCTTATATCTGTAACAGTAGTAAAATCTTCAATAAACCACTTTTCTTTTAATCCTGCTGCTTCCATTTCCCTTGCCACTCCAAGGTTATCTATTCGGATGGTGGCTTCTTCCTGCTTATCAAGTTTTCTGGCTCCCTGCTCTCCGATAATCATCTCTCTTGGAAGATTGGTCTGATCTATCCCCTCCCGAACCATCATACTGCCGTTTGGCCCCATCACAATCCTTCTGGAATTCCCTAGCATAGCTCTGATCTCTGAATCGGATAAACCTAATGTAATGCCCAAGTCACGTAGTATCTGTCGGAACTTTGTGATAGCTCGGTCTATCCACTGGTCCTGAACTCCGTCTTCTGCTAATTTCGCTAGGTATTCATCACCAATGATTGTCTGCTCATTGGCCGATAGCTCCGAAGGTTTCTTTCCAAAGTATCGCTGTGAGATATCCGCAAGCACTGGATCCGCTTTTTTGGCATCAAATACCTGCTGCATGAATGCTACATAGGAATCCACATACTTCTTTCGGTCTCCCTTGGCTTGCTGCTTGAGGAATTCACGGACTCCGTAATGACCAATCACCTCATGGAGGATGGCTTTTTCTACGGCTCCCTTGCCTGATAGGTAGGAATGCGAAGCGATCAACACGGCTTTTGGTTCGCCTGTGGTCGCATCCTTGATAAATAGTGCCGGAACTTGGTTTATATCTTCCTCGCTGTACTGCTGCTCAAGCTCTGGGAATCTCTCCATGGCTTCTTTGCTGTTATTCAATACCACAATCTCGGGTGCATTGTTCCAGTTCTCGGTGAACTTGGCTGCTTTGTCGGTGATATCCTGCGCTTTCTTGGTGGGCTTCTGTTCTCCGTCTAGGATTCTGTTGAGGTCGGAGGCTGTGGAAGGTTTGGAGAATCGAACATCGTCCGGGTTGGCTTGGCCTTGCGAACCTTTCTGGATAAACTTGTCAGCTCCTTCTTTGCTCTTGAATCTGAATGCTTTGGAGTATCTATCGTAGAACCCGTCCATGGATTCAGCCAATACCTTTAATTCTTGGTAGTTCCCAAGACTTTTAGTCATTTCGACCAAATGGAGTGGTGCGCCTGTTTTAGTGTGCTTTCCCTCCTTGTAGAGTAAATCTCCTATTTCTGCTTTTTCAGTAATTTCTTTGACTGCCTTCTCCTTCTTTGGTGCATCCTCTTCTTCAGTGATTCCTGCGAGCTGGTCAATGATCTGCTTTTTGTCCTGCACCTCTATTCGGGAAGGCATTTCAACAAATTCAATCGCCTCAAATAATTCCTCTATGGTCTTTGCTCTGCGAAGATCAATAGACTCAGTGCCCATGTTTTCAACTTCTCTAGGATCTGATGGCTTCTCAATCTTGTCAAAGATCAATATTCGGGTGTTTACCTTAGTTCCTGCCTGTTCAAAAGTTGATCCAGGAAGTAATATCTCTCCTCTTAGGTAGATATTCTTAGCCTCTTTGGATTCCATAAACGCCTCTACTCGCTTGTCCATTGCTCCAACGGGAACCAAGGCCACCACTCGTCCACCATCATACAAATGTTTGATGGCTTTTTCTACGTGATCCATGGCTGTTTTTCCTGCAGAACCAAACGGAGGATTCATTGCTACTCCATGAAACTTGTTGATGATGTTGAAATCCTCAAACCTCATGTTCATTGAATTTGCTCCCGAAGCAACAATGGAAGCTTTGGTAAATAGCTTCATGCTCTCTTCAATGATCGTCCGGTTACTGCTTCCTGGGAACCACATGGCGATTGCTCCTTTTCCTACTGAAGGCTCCAATACTTTTTCCATTGGCTCCAATCCTAGAAACTCAACCATTTTCTGACCTACTGGCTCCGGGGTAGCGTAGAAATCCACGCCTTCTCGCTCGTCTCTCCGTCCTCTGGTCTTTTGGTTGGACTGATAGTATAGGATTGCTTTTCTGTACTGGCTTCGTTCCTCGGATATACGCTTGTCCAATTCCTTGCCTCCAATACCCTGCTCTTGGTTTGGCGCATCGTCTGTGGCTGCCTGTACTCCTGCGATAAATGAATTGATCAAGTCTCTTGATCCGTCACCCATGGCAAGATTTTCCGTAGTGGAAAGTTTTGTATTGATATTGCTTGCAAAGTGCATGATCTCGAAATCAAGACCCATAACAGGGTATTCATAGACTGCATTGGAAGAAACACCTATACGATATATCCTACCTTCGATTTGCAGGGCTGTGGTACTGCTTCTGGGCATGGATAGGGACACAAGAACCCGTTGCTCTGTTCCGCTTGTGTCGTGTAAAGAAATACCTTCCTTTCCTGATTCTTCTTGAACCATGATGATCTTTACCGGACCGCCTACTTCATTGAAATCTGTTACATTTACACCTGACTCCTTGTCTTTTTTAGAAGTTTTCCCGTTTTGGAATCTGATCTGTTCTCCAAATGCTTCTGCAAACTGCTCTACTGCTGAACGGTAGTCCAATCCCTTTTCCCATTGAAATAAGTCGTCATACTGTTCTCTGAAATCCGCTACCTGTTGTAAAGCTAATTTAGCTTTCTCTATTGTTTTATCATCGTTTCCTTCCTGACTTAAAATAGCTATCGCATTAAGCATCGTTTCATTGGCAATCTTAAAAAACGGTGGTTCAATGTTGGCTTGTTGCCTTCTGTGGAACATCACTATTTTTCTGCCCATTTTGATATGTTCCTTCATTCTAGGAATCATCAAAGTGGCTTTCATACTCTCAAGTAGCTGTGTAGTGTAGTTGGTATTGAAAAATGTGTTTGTGGCTGCCTTGCTCAATGCTTCAAATCCTGAATCCTTTGTTCGGATTGCTTCAAGTGCTTCATTGAATCGTTCGCTTTTTTCTCCAGTAAGGATTGGGAAATCCCTTCTGTAATCCATATCAGATTCAATCGCACGGCCTGACATTACACCATCTTGTACTAGCTTGGCATTGAATGCAATTTCCTGCATGGATATGGCATCCAAATTAGGCTTCCCTTTTAATTGAAGCTGATTCGTTTTCCATTCGTATTTACTGCCAAAATTATCCAGAAAGAATTGGCCTTCTGGATCAACACGGCTCATGCCTTGTGATTTAGGGATGAATGTGGTTTCTGTTCCCCAATCGAATAAGACTCCGTTGGCATAGCGTAGGTTCATGATAGTCTTAAACGGTGTAGCGGAAAGGAATACTATTTTGGTTTTTCCTACTACCTCGGCTGCTCTTTTTTCTAAAACAGGGGTAATCCTCTTAATTTCCTGTTCTACCTCTTTTTGCTCTTTTCTTGCCTCTTCAAGTCGTACTGCAACATCTAAATTATTTGGGCTGTCAGTAAGCCATTTTTCAGAAGAATTAATTTGATCATATAAAGCTTTGCTCTTAGCCCATAAACCCGTAGCATCCTTTAACCTTTTAAGCGCATTGTTTTTAGAGGTGTTGGAATTCATGTAATGCGAACGGGTGGTGCTGGACTCTTTGGCGTTCTTGTCCTCCATCAGTCTATGAGACTCGTCATAGACAATCAAATCAAAGTCTCGCTCATACAAGGCTTTGTTTGCCCTGAATGTGGCAAAAGTGGTTACGCTAACGCCCTTACCTGCATCTTTGGTGTTTTTGATTTTGGTTGCATTCATGCCAAGATTTTTTGCATCTTTTACCCAGTCCGATACTTTGGTTTGGGATGGCGTGATAATCAAAATATTTTTCTTGCCTTCCTTTAGGAATCGCTTTACAATACCAAGTCCGGTGTAGGTTTTACCCGTTCCTGTTCCGTTGGTGAATAAATATCCTTTTCCGTTGGCTTTCTTGGGATCGGATGAATCAGGGCCAAAGAATCTGTTTTCTGCCTTAAATACATCTTCCTGCTGCTCTGGTAATAGGAAAGGCAATGTCTCTCGAATGTTGTCAAGATCCCCAACTTTGCCGGGAATAGATTCTGCCGCCTGTTGAAGTTTTAGCCTTTTTGCTGTCTTATTTGCAAAAGATTCAATTTGCTTCTGAGTGTCCTGATCAATGTCATTGTCTCCTGTTTGTCCAGCATCATTTCCCGTTGGGCTGTCAAGGCTGTTTCCTCTGCCGTCAACAAGTCCGGTACTTGGTTTCTTTCCGTCTGATCTGGATTCGTTTGGAAATAAGTCGATAATGCCTCCCTTTCCGCTAGGATTGGAAGATAAGCCACTATTGCCCTTGCTACCTGGTCGCTTCCTGTTTCCTTTTTTACCTCCGCCCTCATTTTTCGTTCCAGTATCTCGTTCATTTCCTCTGTCGCTTGGAATAGACTCGTTGTCTCCTTGTACTGGAGCTTCACCGTCTTGCTGATCTTGTTCGCTAGTTCCTGGTCTATCAGATACATCTTCTTGATTGTTTGTAAGTTGTTTGACAAAATTATCAATATCAAAGTCATCCACCTCATCAGTTGGGGTCATTTCTTTTGAAATGCCTTCTCGCTTGAAGTCTGGATCTCTTTTTAGCTGCTCATAGAATCCGGATAGATAAGGAGCAATCCCTTGTCCGAAGTCCTCAACCATTACCCTGACGAAATCAGCGAACTTCCTAGAACCTGCTTCAAGGTGATAGGCACTGTATTTAAGTGCTGCTGCTGAAATCTCTGAATCAAGACCAATGTAAAGTTTCCCTCCCTTGCCTTTGAAGAAGTCTTGAAGCTTTTTCTTTGCATCCTCTACTTCTTTTTCAGTTACAAGCTTATTGGACTTTCCGTAATTGGAAGGTCTTTCAATTGGTTTTCTTGGGGCTTTTGGAGGTGCCTGATTGGATTTTTTAAAATTTATGGCATCTTCTTTAAATTTAATGAAATCTTCTGCCGTCTGAAATGATTTGGGTAATACTATGTCAGGGTTGTCAGAATAAACTACTTTAGTCTCTATGCCTATGTTTGTTTCTTGCCTAAACTTATACTCTGTTCCAATTTCAGTCTCCTTTTTGGAAATAAGTTTTACATTTGAAGCATACGGCAATTTGCCTGTTTTATTTGGTTTGGCAGGTTCCTGTACTGGTGGTTCATTTGGTTGGGGTTGGTTTTTCCTATTTGATATAATTAAATCAATAGCGGTAATAGCGTCTTTTAGTTCTTCAAACACTCCTTGATCTTCTTCCTTGTATTTACCCAAATCAGATTCAAGTTCTTTTTTAACTTTTTCTAGTTTTTCAGTAGAATCTTCTTTTTTAACTCCTATTAGGAAAGGATTATCATTTAAAATAGATTCTATTGGATCGGACTTTTCAACATTCAGAAAATCACCTGTCTTTTTCTGTACTTCATTTGCAAAATCAATAGCTTCTTTTTCACTATTGAAATAAACAAACCCGTTTTTATCAACATTTTCATTGTTGATTAGATTTTGCCCTACATTTACTTTGTGTGTCGGGAATCTTACCTGAACCGCTCCATCAGCTCCTTGACCAACGGGTTTTTCTGGTACATTTTTAGGAGTAGGCTGTTGCGCTGATCCAGTGACAGGCTTGGCTGGTTGTAGTGGCGCATCTGGGGATTGAGGTGTAATCGCTCCGGTAGCTGGTTCATTCTGGCTGTTTTCAAATCTATCTAGTCTTGACTCAATTTGGTTGCCTATTCTCTGAGGCATTCCAGTAGGGAATTTAAGAACTTCATCTAATATACTCTGAATCTCTTCACTTCCATTGTAATCTTGGCCTATAACCTCCCTGATCTCACTAATCATCCGATTATAAGTCTCAGTACCGATTAAGTTTTTAATGTCTACTAGGTTTTTTTCAGCTAACTCTTTAGCATATCTGTTTCGGATCTCTGTTATCTTTTTGTCTGCTTTTGAGAAAACTCCTGATATTCCTTTTAGTAAATAATCTGTACTTAAAATTGTGCCTATTCCTCCGGTCAATAAGTAGTCTGCCGCAATAGTATTATCAACGGTGCTTTCCTGAGCTCCGGTAGGTGGGTTATTCTGGATTACTTCTTCTTTGTTCCCTTCTTGGGTACGCAATTCGGCACCTTCCTGCCCCCTTTGTCCTTCATCCCTATTGCCTGGTAGCCCTTCCAGCACGGGTCTTTCTTCGCTGATTTTTTCATCTTGTTGTGGTTTAGGTGTTATATCCTCTTTCGGAGTAAACATACCCCGAAGCTTTTCTGCTCCTTCATTAGCCTGTGGTGCTGCCTCGGCTTGCTGTGGCTGTCTGAACTGTTGGAAGTCTGCAACGGGAATCGTTTCAAAAATAGTCCCGTCCTCATTCTCCAACTGAACGATTCCTTCCTCTAGGTTTACGCTTGAAACTGAAAACTCTTGACCATCTATGGGGATTTTCTCCCCTATCTGAATAGGGTTTGCAGGATCGAATACCTGAGTTTGTTCTGGAACAGGGCCGAAAGTCTCGATAAACTGATCAAATGGCATTGTCTCCTGCTCGGAAAGTCCTAGGCTTGATACCACTTTCTTTTCCTCTCCGGGCTTCTGTATGACTGCGTTTCCGTCAGGGAACATTGCTGTGACAAATACCTTTTCTCCGTTGAATTGAGCTGCTGAGATCATTTGAACTCCGTCCTGACCTTGGAAGGTCATCGCCTGATATTCACCTCTGATCGTGTCGCTCTCCTGATTGGCTGATTGTGTCGCTGCTTCGTTGGCTCTATTCTCCTGAAGTGCTTGTCCCTGATACTTGCCTTTCAAAAGCTCTGTAAATGTTTCAGGCTTGATTTGGAAAACCCTATTAATGTCATTTTCTGAGACGGTTGTCGTTGTCCCGTTTGCCCGAATAGCATTATAGAACATTTCTTGCCCGATTGTTCCTTCAACAGATCCGGAAGGTGTTGCCTGTTGTCCTGTTTTAGGTTTTGATTTTGCGGGGCCAACGATTTCTACTGCCCCGCTGTTGTCTGCCATCTCCGCAAATACAAGAGTTTCTGCAGCACTTCTTCGCTGTTGGTTTTCAATTCTGTTTGCAGCGAAAGAAACAGGACCAATCGCAACTCCCATTACTCCTCCCAATACAAAAGCTTCTCCTGATTCTTTCAGGATTTCAATCGGCTTTTTCCAATCCTTTCTTTCCTGAAACAAGTAATTCGAAAATTCCTGTCCAAAAGTGGTTGCTCCTTCGGTAGATCCTTCAATGACAAATCCCCTCCCTGCTGATTTCAGCACTCCCTCAACCAATGTGGCTCTGGATTGACTTGAATTGGCAAAATCTGTAATTAGGTCTTTGGCTGTTTTTTCAACTACGGGACCAGCACCCATGACGTCTATTACTGATTTAGAAAGTTTCGCCTGTACTGACGCTGGTATGAATTTGGATAATGCAAATCTTTCCATTCCAAATTCAAGACTTCCATACAATGCGCCCATTCCAAGTCTTGCGAGTGGGTCAGACTCTTGGCCCTTATCTTTCTTGTACTCGTCATAAGTTTCAATTCCAGAACCGAACGATACGGCTGATAATCCTACAACATTTGCCAAGCCTATTGCCCCTGCTACCGGTGCGGATATAGGCTTTGTCACTACTGCTGCCAAAATACCTGCTGTATAGGGGACAACGGATCCTATTTTATATCCCCAAGATTCTGTGTCTCTGGTTTCGTTCAGCTCGTCTGCCTCCTTGTCTCGGTCTGCTGCGTACTCCCTTAATCCTGCTCCTATGCCATTATCTATTCCCGATGCTTGCAGCCTTTTTTGTTCTAGGTAATTCATCGCCTTAGCTAGGTAAGGCGTCACCCCACCAGACCCCGAATTCGCTGCAAGCGTAAGATCTGCTGCTTCTGATATGCCTTTTGCCCCTAATGATTTAACCTTTTCCCATGACGGATGAATACCGTCAACAAAATCCTCGTACCAAGCTTTGTCAATCTTTGGTTTTTGGGCTTGAGCTGCTGGTTTTGGGGCGTTGTAAGCCTCTAAAATCTTTGAATTTTTAATCCGCTCCAATTCAGGATCGTTCATCACGCCTAGATTTCCTAGGTTTTTTGTGCTTTCAGACTGCTTAATAGTCTGAGCTGTCTGTTCCCGTGTTAAGGATTGACCATTGGCTGAATAGCTGGGGGTTTCTGTAGGATTGATGCCTTTGGGCAGTTCTGGCATGAACTGATCCAAGGTGCCTCCAACTGTTCCGGGCATAGGCACCGGAGAAGGAGGAGTTGGCATATCCTTTAATAATGGGGAAAAGCCCTGTCTGCCTGTTTGTGGCGTTGGTATTTGACTAGGGTTTGAAAAAATTGGGGGTTGGTTAATAGGTTGTTCCGGTGTCTGTTGTTTGCTTGGGTTATAATATTTCAGTAAAGGGTTTTCAGGTTCAGATGAAGGCTGTACTGCTTCCGGTTGATTTTTTTTGCTCTGAAGTCTCTCTCTAGCTGCCTTGATCTTAGCGAATACGTCGGTTTCTTTCTGCATTTCAGGGGGAATATTATTGTTTTGGGCGTAAAAGTTCAACTAATAGGTCTTCTGCTTCCTGTAAATCAGCGGCTTCCCCTGCGTCTACAATGCTTTGAAGTAGTGTTTCAAAATCTTCGTCTGTTGCTTCACCACTGACTATTTTTTGAATTCCTAACTTAATTTGTGTTTTGATAACCGGGTCGGCTTCCTTTTTCAAGTTGGTAAATCCCTTTTCAGCATCAAAAGGAAAAGACGGACTTCTTGCTCCCTGTCCCTGCTCATCCTGAACACCTCCTTGATCGATGTTCATTCCCATATTCATAACCTCTGCGTCCATCAATTCGTTTTTGCCCGGATTATACTCTCGGACCTGCTTGAGCTGTGCATCTATTGCCTCTAATTGTCCTTTGTCTCGGAAAGAATCTAATCCCTTCTTTTGAGATTCCAACTGATCAATCATTGCTTTTTTTCCTCTTTGAAGTGTTGGTATATCGAATTTCAGTTTTTCTGGACCTGTTCTTCCATTCCTACTGCCAATATTCTTTTTCCTGTTGATTTCAGTTTTGAACTGCAATCCTTTTGCCTTCAGGTAGTCATCATACGCATTTTCCCCGTATGGATTAATACCAACGGATTCCATCTCCTTAATTTGATCGGATTCTGACTTGGCTAACAATTGATTAAGCGCATCACTGGCTCTTTGCTGCTGGACGGCAATTCTATTTTCCTGATCAATAGTCTGGTCAACTTCACGGTTTTGTAATCCAGTGTTCGCTTGATCGACCTGAAAACCTCGATTGGTCCAGTCCTGCAACCTGTTGCGGTAATCATTGTCCATAACTTGAAGCTGATTCATGTTGAATGGCGTGACTCCGTCTGGCACAAATGGCGCATCGCCACCTGCTGCGACTCCTGCAAGTCCTGCCAATCCTGAAAATCCCTTCGAAAAGGCATTCATTTTTGCTCTGCGCTGGATAATTCCTTCCTGCTCTGTGTCTCGGCCTGGTTTAGGCTGCATCATTTCGTACATGGCAAACCTGCTTTGCCCTGTCTGTGCTGGTTGTCCACCCTGCTGCGGTTGACCCTGCATTAATGGGTTTCCTCCCTGCGGCTGAAGCTCTGGAATGGGTTGGTTCTGGAACTGAGGGAAAGTCCTCATTCCTGCGGCTGCCTGATTGTTTTCAGTGCTGATCTTCCGCCCGAAGTTGTCCTTGCCAAGTAGCCGGGCAAAGAAATTATTTTTTGTGTTTGTGATTGCCATTACCTGTTTGCGAAAAATGGTTGGTTAGGGTTCGTGAAGTTCAGTTTATTGTTTCCTGCTCCTGAATTAACTCTCATTCCTGCCGCTGGACTTGCCATTCCTGCTCCTGATTTACCCATACCTCCTAGCATCTTGTCGAATACCCCTGCGTTCATGGCTCCGTCAATCCCTCCCTGCATACCTCCAACAATGTTGTTCATGGAATTTTGCTGGTTCTGTCTGTTGGCAAAACCTACGGAAAACAGTTGTCCTAGCGCACCCTGATACATCTGTTGATTTCGTTGCCTCCAAAGACTTGCCTGACCTGCCATGCCTGAATATGCCCCCTGCTTAGCCTTCATGTTCTGACCCATCATTGCGATACGTGCCTCATCTGTCAGTCCGTTCATGTTTGCGCTGGCATTGATATCGTCCATGTTTGAGCTGGAGTTCTCGTCAATCTGGCGCATGGTGCTTAATCCTTCGCTTGAATCGAAGTAATCTTGACCCATCTGGCTCTTGTAGATGTCTGTAAGTCCCGAAATACCTTTGGAAGCTTTTTCTTCTTCTCGCTTTCTTCGCTTGCCTCCCAACAGATTTCCGATTAGTCCGGTTACGGCTGGTATAGCTTGAATTCCTGCTGCTGCTAATAGTGGTAATGGCATGGCTGGTGTGGTTTAAACGCAAAAAAGGCCATGTAGAATTTATCTTCATGGCCTTTGGGCTGTTATTGGCAAGCAAAATACTAATTTATGGCGAATTAATAAAGAAGATTGGTTATTAATTTAGGAAATGGATTATATTTGGGTTCTATGATAGTTTTTTGTTTGTGATTAATCCCCTGCCTTTGGTTGGGGATTTTTTTATCCTAATCATGGCAATTACCTGCGTTACATACAAATCCAACATCAAATAAGCCTAATTGCTCAGGCATACTCATTATCTGATTTACACTCAAATCCGAATGAAAGGTGTGTCCGTATTGTAATTCTTTGGCAGAAGTCCAGTCTCGAAGTGCTTTTCTTTTGATATAAAGCTGCTGTAATCTTTCCCAAGGCTTCCAAAAACAGTTGTTACAGTTCGATTCAACGGCAAATTCAACATCTTTGTCTTTCCAGAATTTTTGAATATGAAATACTGTTTTCTTATCCTGAACCAATACGAAATTCCCCTCTCTCCAATTCCTGAAAATAGCGTTTCTCATTTTCTTTTCACCATAGTTAGCGCATTGAGTGGCTATTTCAAAATCAGTGCTGAATGTATTACACCTTTCTTTTTCATCATACCTATACCCAATTTTCATTTCTATCGGGTTATTGCATAAAAATGGTCTTTCCTTACTGAATTTTGGGGTTTCAATGGGAGACGGATCTAAATTATGTCTCAAAAAGAAGTACTCAAATATTGGCTTGAGCTTCATCTCTTGAGTACAGAACCTTGTGAACTTGTTTGGAATCATGGATTTGCGGTCTATCAAATCATCAAATGATTCTCCCCTTACCCATGTTATTTCCCTACCTATAAGTTGTTCAAGATCAAAAATGGTTTTAATTATTGTAGAATCTTCAGTTGTCCCTATAAATTCGCCCCAATGAGAAGAATTCATCTGTAGTCGATCATTAGCCATTTGCATTAACTTCTTATCTGGGTGGGATAACTTCGGGTCATCGCAACAAACCAATGAGAATATTTCAATATCACTTGGGTAGTTTGCAGCTATGTAAGCGGATGATTTTCCGCCTGATACACTATTTGCTGTAAGTTTTTTCATTTGTCCTGTTATTACTTTTTTCGTAAGCCAAGTTACTAAAAACTCGCAATATTCCCTGCGGACTTCCTGCGAACAATCGGTTTTAATTCGATCATTTTTACCGGAGGCATGTAGTCCAGGCATCCCCATGCGCCAAGACCGTCTACAATGACGTGATCATCGTGCGCTCCCTCTACTGCTCCTGTCTTTCCGTTGCCTTTGTTCTCGAAGCTGTCTGCCTGATCCATAGACCTTTCATCGTAATTCATAATCGCATCATCCCGATAGGCTGCATTGAGTGAATTCAGGATCATTGGCTTGGTCTGTGCATTCATGTGGAACCCGTACAAAGCTGGCATACCTTTTATGATCTGTTCTGGGTTGGTTCTGCAGAATATATTCCCGTAATGCCCGATAATTTCATCCACCAAGGTATAAAACTGATCTCCTTCATCGAATGTGCTGGTGTCCTCTCGCATTTTGTTGATCTCTGGAATGAAGAAGGCATTGTCATAGGTTTTACATAGCTGCACCGCTTTCCATGCCAAGTGATCAAAGTCAATATGTCCAGCCCATGTTGCCACAAGCTCAGGAAGTCCGGCTTCCATCATCCAGAATCTATCCCAAACCTTGATTACCGATTCATCTGACTCCTTGCTTCGCCCTCCAATATCCAGGGTGACTAGGTAGCGGTTCTCATACTTCACATCGGGAAACGTCTCAGGCATGGCCCATACTGATAGATTACCCTCGTTTGCTTTCTCTATTCGAATGTTGTTGAGCGATTCAGGACCTTTGTTTGAATCTCCGTAGATATCACCTCTAAACAATGGAGGTTTGCAGAATCTTCTGGCCTGTGCAATGACTCGCATCGGAAAGAATCTCGCTCCGGAAGATTGAAAGGCTTCAATGTCGTTGGATGGAAACTCCGAACACATACTTACCCGATCCCCTTTGTATTCGCCTAACTTCTTGCGGTACCATTTGATCCCTTCCAGCGTTGCGCCCTGCTCCCATAGATCAAATTCATCTGTACTCAGGGTTTTAATCAGCTCAATTCGCTCGATTTCGTCTGCAAATGGGATGTGGTACTTCTCAATCTCATACCACGCCACAAAAACGGGAGTGTAGCTTCCTGTTCGCTTGGCTTCGGTCCAGCTTTGGTGAAAGAAATTTCCTACTCCTTTGGCTGTGGATTCCATCACCACCATGGTCATCGGCTTCATGTCGATCGTTCCCAAGATGGACTGAATCAAGTCCTCCGGCTTCTTTCCTTCGGTCTTGCGCCATAGTCCTACCTCAGACAGGTGCGCCATGGCAATATCGTCAGATCGTATGGATTCAGGAGTCTGCATTGAACCAATCGTGATCTTGTTGGCTCGTTCGGATATGATCTTGATGTTCTGGGTGCCTTCAAATGGTGTCAGGCTTAACGGCTCCCATGGATAATTTGTGACTGCTTTTCGAAGCATCGCCCGGATGTTTGTGGATGCTTGATTCTGGTGTGCAGCAATTAGGCTGTTCCAGTTCTTCATGTGCCTTGCCTGAATCCAAAACATAAATACCTGCGTGAGAGTAGATCCGCCCCATTGTCTTGCTTTCAGGAGAATGATCCGGATAGGTAGCTTCTTGTCAAACATTCGCATCAATTCCTTGAGCAGCTTCCGTTGTCCGTTGTTGAGTTTGAATCGTATATCATTCCCTCCGTCCTTGTTTTTGATCAAAATGGAGACAAACGCCCAATACTCGAAGTCAAAATCCAATCTTCCTTCGTGAATGGTCTGGAGTAGCTTAGTGATCTCAATTCCTTCGGCTTCTGCGTAGGCTTCTGCGCTTTTGTGCTTGCTGTTGGCGATATATTGAATCTCAGGTATGCCCAACATGGTTGTTGGCAGTCTTACGGGTGCCTTTTGAGTCTTATAGTAGAAAAAATCAAATCGATCAATAGGGGATCCTTCGCCCATAATCGGGTCGTAGTGCGCAAACATGGCTGCAAACCTGCGCTGGTTCTCCTGGATGATGTAGGGGATGGATCGGTTCAATATTCAAATATAGGTATGTATTTTGGATTATAATCCCAGAAGAACCCCCACCCGGTATAAGCGAATATGATTGGTTCAATTGCTGTGTAGGCAAATATTAGCAGTATAATTGCCAGAATATTCCAAATTGTTTTTGCTTTCATGAACTAGTTATTAACCGCCAAATTCCTAAGCAAATCATCTTCATCTTCAATTTCGTTAAGAGCTTCAAGAAAACAGGAAAGAAACACTTTTCCCGATAAGCTGCGCTGTATTCTTAATTCTGTTACAACAAAAATACAGGTACTTTGAATATACTCCCTCACATATTCTTCGATTGCATCTTCTGGGTCAATAAAATCGGTCAAAAAGACCTGATCTCCGAAAAGTGGTCTGAAATTCATAAGTGTATCAAAATAATGAGCCTCTATTTCTCCTTCTGGTGTAATCGTTTCGATTTCAAATTGTACTTTCATTGTCCTGTTTTTTAGTGGTTAGCAAAAGGGCCGAAGACCTGTTGATTTAAATTCCAAAAATCCCTCTTTTCACTTCGTTGTCTACGATTGGTCCAATTACACTGATTTTCAAAGCCTCTTCCGGATGTATGGTTGAGCTCGGATTACGTAATTCGTACTCTTTTTTTAGCTTCAATTTTTCTTGAAGCAAATAACCTTCAAGCATCCATATCTTGTCAAAGGCATTCTTGTAAGCGATACGCTGTCCAAGAACCGGATCGTAGTTAGCAGGATCAACGCAAGCTGATTCCCCTGTTATCTCAAAGCCATTCTCCATTGTCAAAATGCAATGAGTCAGCTTTGAAGAAAGCTTCATATAATTTTCATTTGCAATCTTACTTTCAATTAATTCTTGAGTTACCTTGTTCATAATATCCTTTTTTTTACTGTTAAAATTATAATTTACCGATTTACCCACGGGTAAACACTTTTATAAATTTCACTTTACTTATTATTAATGTAATTATTTATATCTCCAAAGAAGTTATTTTGGACCGGTCCGGCTCCTTCCAATGGCTTCGGCTTGGTTAGTCCCGTCATTTCCTCCAACACGGATAGAGACTTGTCTTTGTCGGCTATTTTATAGCTGATCTCCCGGCTAAGGACTATTCCTCCGCCCTCTTCATCTCCCTGCTGCATCAATACCTTCTCCTTGATTGTCACCTGGTTGAGTGCTGCGTAGTGCTTTGGGTCAATCTGGTCCTTGTTCTTCAACCGCCATTCGTTATCAACTAAATCAGTAAGGTTAGTGAAGGCCATGTTCGCTCTCTCCCTCAATACTCGCTCTTGGGTGATTCCAAGTGCTTCGAGTAGCGGTGCGGCATGGTTGTCAAGGTATTTCTTAATGTTAGCATTTGATAGGAGTTTAGAAGCTGTAATCCTTGCCGTTTTTTCCGCATATCCCGTTGAAATGGCTGCCTGTGTCGCATTCTTATTGGCAGACCCTAGGTAATACTCACAAAACATTTTTTCACGCTCAGAAAGCCTTATTTCTTCCCCGTTCCTAAGTGTGATGACCTCCTGTTTTGCCATGTTGTAAATATAATAACTCTTTTCGTAAAAAAAATTACATTTTGCTTTGATCTTATTATTACTTGTAGTAATATTACTCAACGAACAGGACAAACCGAGGAATAGCGGACAAACTAAACGATAAGGATTATGGAAAATTACAATTTAACTCTTAAGCAGCTTGAGGACTTTATGGTAACAGTTTGGGAAGGTGGATCAGACTATTGGATGGATCTTTCAGGATCTGAGCTAAGAAGAATTAAAAAAGTTTGGAACGAGGAACTAAGCCCAAGTCCAGAAGCCAATGATTCTACTTCAATTGCTGAAAAAATAGCAGGGTATTTATGGGCTGGACATTCTGTTCAAATAGTTGATGCTGAGGACCCGGAAGAGATACTTGGGGACTTAACTCTAGCCAAGATCAATCTAGCTTTCAACCGCCCTGAAATGGCTGATCAGGCAGCTTCATTCATGGAAGAGCAATACGATGTGGAGACTACGGATGTTCTCATTCAATATGCAATCTTCAACGAAATAGTTTACAGTTAATCATTCACGGGGGAGCAATCCCCCACTAACCAAACAGGACAAAACATGAAAAATTCATCATTTGTGGCTCTAATGGCAGTCACCACATTAATCATCGGGTTCGGGATTTATTTCGTCTCCCAAAACAACTTTATCTACTAACTATGAAAAAGCTACTAATCAAAATATCAATACTCTCACTATTCGGAATATTCGGAGTAGTTGGGCTTGCTCAAATGAACTATCAGCAAGCAGTTGCCAAGGCCCGTGAAGTTGATACGGAAAGCGAAATTAAGTCTGTGTTTGAAGATCACGGATTTGATTCAGGGATCTATGACAAGATCACCGTATCTGAAAAAGTAAAGGCATTCTTCACTGTAATAATCTTATAATTATGAACACTTACGCCAAGTACACCGCAAACGTATTCTGTGCAAAATGCACTGAAGAACATGAAAAAGGATCTATCATTCAGGTAGAGACGAAATACGGAAAAGAAAATGATTCAATTGTTTTCAACCTGCTATTGAAGAAAGACGGATTTTTCTATTACTCGATCGTCCGTGCAGATGGTTATAACATTCAGGAGCGTGCCAAGGCGAAGGCTGAAAGATTGTTAGGATGGTCCGCAAGTGCTTCAAAAAAATCAGATGCTTATCATGAGGCTTCCAATGAAGGCCGTGATTTCCTTTCTCTGGCTGAACCAGTCAAAGTTGGGCATCATAGCGAGAAAAAGCATAGGGCATTGATAGACCGAAATTGGAATAGGATGGGTAAATCAGTAGAGTTTTCTGATAAAGCCGGAGAATACGAGTCTAGGGCTGACTATTGGGCTTCAAAGGTTAATGATATAAATCTTTCAATGCCTGAATCATTGGAATACTATGAATTCAAGCTCGAAGAAGCAAAGGAAAAGCATGAAGGCTTAAAGTCCGGGAAATACGAAAGAAGGCATTCCTATTCGCTTACCTACGCAAAGAAGGCTGTTAATGATGCTGCAAAGAATCTTGAAACAGCTAAAAAACTCTGGGAATGAAAAACTCTGACCTCAGCAACCTAGATCGAATCGCTCTCAAAAAAGCAATCAAAGAAACTCCTAGCCTTCGGGTTGGGAGTTCAGTTCCCAAATCAATGAACAAGGGGTTTAGCGATACTCCTTTGTTCTCCAACGAAAAAAATCAGACGAACCTATGGTAGTTATTGACATTAGAAACTTACAAGTGCTTGCGAGCACAATCAAATCACGCAGACAAATTATGATGCTGACTCAAGAACAGCTATCAGATAAGTCGGGAGTAGGCCAAGCAATGATCGCTATGGTAGAATCCGGTAAGAGACTCCCATCGCTGATCAGCATGGTAAACATCCTAAGTGCGCTGGATCTGGTGCTGAAGGTGGATGAAACGGAAGATTAAGAATAATTAATAATATTATTAGAAATATGTTGCAATCTAATAATATTGTTATAAATTAGCATAAGCGAAAGGGAAACGGTTCTCTTTCAAACCAAAAAACATCATGAAAAAGCAAGAACTGATTACTCGATTAATTGAAAAAGGAACTAAAAGCACTAATTTGAAAACAGCTTCAAACGCTGAGGAGAAAAGAGCTATTGAATCCCATGGGTTTGAAAAGGTCAAAGGTTGGCTAAGTCTGATCGAAAGAAAAGAATCAAACGCAAGGATGGCTATTGAATATGCCAAAAAAGCAAAGTCTTTCGGACTGTCATCAAGGAAGGAATATTTGGCATTGTCAGAAAAAGCGAGTGATATACTTTCGGATTTTCAAACAGGACATTCTATGGGTTGTTATAGAACACTATTGTTGAATAACACCGCTTTTCAATGGAACCACAACCTCGATAATTATGCTAAATCTTACAAATTTAGTGCAACTTATGGCAGCTTGAAAATCTCCCTGAATAAAAAAGAGCTGAGACAAGTAAAGAACATTCAAGGTGTTTGGACAATTGAAAGTGAAGATGGGTCTGCTAAATGGCTTGAGTCTAGCGGAAGAAAATCAACGTTCTCCGTTGAATGGGTTGAAGGATATCTTTTCAAAGATTCTCACAGTAATGAAAGTCTCGATGCAGCAAAAGCACTACAAGAGCTTAAAGATATTCAAAAAGCTGCTCAAAAATCGAGAGATGGCCAGTTTGTAGGGGCTGTTCACATGAGGGCGAAAGGGGCGTGTATGCCAGGTATAATAGCTTTCTGCAATCGCCATGGATTAAACGTGAACCGTGGGTATAGTGTAGGGTTCTTAAAGTCTTTCAACGATCTTTATTCAGTACCTTTCCTGAAATAAAAAATAATGACTGACCACGAAAAATTCAAAGCCCTAATTGAAAAGTTAGGGCTTTCAAGACAAGATCTTGCAGACATGCTAGGCATGAAGTTCACAAGTGTAACCAATCAGCTTGCTCCTTCGAAGGAACTGCCTAAATGGGCCAAAAGTATGCTAATAGTAGCTGATCGTAATCCATTCAATTTTTTCGATAAAGAACTGATTTGGGAAAAAATGAAACAGGGGTGAGCTCCTATTTCTAGGGAGGAATTCTTATACAGATTCGATTTAAAAAGGAAAAACCCGGCTTCTTAGACCGGGTTTTTTTGTGCTATGCGGTTAATTCTTCCTCCAACACTTCTTCAATATCCTTTGCCTCTACTGGCACTGCGAATCTCCAAGCGGCGAAGCATCGGTAAGGATCGCATCCGGTCATATCGATTTCCTCCAGTACAAATCCCTGACCTCCTTGGATCCTTAGATTCAGAACATTGATCACCGTGTAAGGCTCTCCCTTCTTGATCCACTTGGATGATGGAAATTCTGCTGGTCGGTGCTGGTCGTTTAGGCAGATTACTTGGAAGGGGTTCATATCAATCGTTTATTTAAATATCGCTGTGGTCATACAATTTACCACGAAACAAAATAAAGTCACCAAATCCTGTTTTTATGACCGTGTTTTTTTTGATTATTTCTTCCCTGGCCTTTGAAAGATCTTCATCCGTCATTGATAGGATTGTTTGATCAACATGGCTCAATCCTGTTAGATTTAATCGTTTCGATTTCCTATTGTGCTTGCTGCTCATATCAAAATGGCTTAGTATCGTATTGTGAGGCTTTGTAGCCAAAATAGAATCCCTCGGCAACTGCAATGGCTCTGGACTGGCTAGTGCAGTGATCATCAAGGATGGTTTTGATTATTTCTTGATTTCTGTGCACTTTCCATACCCAGAATCTGTTTCGCTTTGATTCTACAGTCAGGTGGTACTCGCCAAGTGTTGCGGAAAAACTTTCTTCCGCTTCATCGCAAATCCATGGCATTTGTCTGATTGCTTTTTTCCAAACTTTAGGCATAATGAACCTCCCTCCAGCATAAAATTTGCCCTTCAAATGGTTTTGGGTATTGGAACCATGACAATAAATCATCGATACTCAATCCATCATTTATTGCTACCGATGGCAGTATTGATAATTCAATCGGACTAGATGCTACATGGAAATACTTTTTACCGATATCAATGTAGAAATCATCCTCATACTGTTTCATTTTAAAGCCAATGGCTTGCTTAATCTCCAACTCTGGCGCAAATATGATCTGTGGCGAATTGTAAGGCTTTCCGAACCATACCCGTAGGGATGCTTTGTCACCTGCTTTCCATCGGGACCCATTTCGGATTGTATGCTTTTTTTCACCCTCAGCAATATTGTTCAATGAGTGCTGGAAGTGAATTAAATCGTATGTGGTAAGTTTTTTATCCTCTAATGATTTCAGGTTCCATCGCTGAAGATTGAAGATATATTCCCTATCGCAAGAATTTATCCCTAACGAATTCAAGACCTGCTCCACAAAGAAGGTAGGTTGTCCTACTTTCGGGTGATATGTCGGAAACTTACGGCTGAATGTGATTACTTTAGCCATTGTCGGCCTCCTTTCCTTTCAGCTCAGGGTTATCGAATATGTTCCCGATTACCTCGCAACGCCCTGCGTCTACCGCTTCGCCAAAATAATGATCGTACATCCATCCTTTTGATTGTAGGGCAAAGGAAGCAAGATGCTTGCTCCAGAGCACTCTGAGTTTGTTTTCTAAGTTTGTCGTTTGTAGGACATCGCCTTCAAAGATTTTTACTTTATTTTTACCTATCAGCCCGGTAAACTGGCCTACTGATTCGGGGATTACTTCATGCCCCCACCATTCATCAGGATATGAGGTTTTAACATGAATTTGTCCACCCATCAACTCCCCTTCTACCCATTTTCCGGTGCCAACTATTTTGCCTCGGAATAAAATTTCTCTAGACATCGGAAGGCTCCTTTCCTAATTCGTTTAACAATCCTTTTGCATATAGGATTGCTATCCTAGCCACCGATTCTGTATATTTAATTGGATCGTTAGCATCTGGGGAAATGATATCAATTGCTTTAGTTATATCTTCCATCATGCCCATATTGGAAATAATACCCTGCAATGCTATGCCTGAGAAATGCTCCAGCTTGTTTAAGCCATCGGTTATTGATTCGATGTTAGGGCTTTTAATGACCTGCCCGATAGGTTCTGTGTAATTTTTCATCTTAGTTTTTATTTGCCCTGTTCAATTATTTGTTTAGTGATTATCAATGCGCCTAAACTTATCGCTTATTTTGATTCTGTGCCCTATTTTGGAAACCTCTCCTGTTTTCTTTTTTACTTTGTGCCGCCTTGGTTCCCCCTCCTGATCTGCATGTACCCGAAATAGTGAGGACCTGATTTCGATCAGTTCTCCTTCGCTGAATGTAAGGAGTTTTATTGTTTTTTCAAATTGAGGCTGGCACATTGCTGAATATAGCTAATTTTGAAGTCTTTATAATTCTTTTCGTTAGATTCTAATTCCTGAAAATTGATAGACTCCTTCAGTGCTTCAATCACTGTTTTGCTTTTTTCGGGTTCTCCCTCTACGGTTTTAGCTGTGAATTCAATATCCTGTGCCAAATTGATACCCTCCTGAATCTTTTTCATTTTTTGATGCTCTTTCTCCCGATATCCTGCCTTCTCATCCAAATATTTTTCCATCCAGGAAAATATGACCTGCCCGTCCAATCGATTGTAAAGCTCTCCGTACTTGCCTGTTTTCGCTCTGTTGAACATGATTACAAAATCCTCAATCGTTTCGTAAGGGTACTTGTCGAGTAGCAGATATCCGGTCTCAATAGCCTGATCTTCGCTCATAGGCCTGGATAGGTTGAAGAAGTTGGCAGTCCTGATTATTTGGCTTACCAGTGCGGTTATAACCAAGTCCTCACTTGATTCCCTGCAAGCTGCTTTAAGCGTGATCCCGGTACAGGCATTCAGCATCGTGATTGACCTGTCATGTTTTGCAATCTTGATTGAATCCCCGGACTCAGCTACTAGCACTAATTCTTTGATAAAGCTTAGAGATTGAACCTGCTGCGCTGGAAGGTTTGATTTGTTTTGGTTGATTTGAGGTAATAAGTTCATCGTTCCAAGATTTATTGTTGAGAAATGTGGCTGGGTCTTTCCTGAATTGCTTCTCAGGCTGTGACTGGATGTAGTACGGAATGAATTCGATAGCAGCTTCTTTTTCCGCTTGCTTCAAGGCTTCCCATTTTTTTTTGATCTTGGCTTGATCCCCTCTTTTCTTGTCGTAGGTTTCCCAGAAATCTTCAAAAGTAGGCCAAGTCATTAATATTTGATTTTCATCTACTATTTGAGTAGTTGCCGTTTCCCTTTTGGGTAAGATTTTTTCTTTTATGAGGCTTGATTGATCAACCAATTCAGGTGTTTTTATTTGGTTGCTGGCACAAGAAAATTCCGAAGGATTTTCGTCTTTTTTTGATATAGTATTATCTAGTATAGTATAGTCTAGTATAGTATGTTCCTTTTCTCCGCCTTCACTCCGGAACGTTCCGCCTTCACTCCGCCTTATTGGGTCAATACTCCGCCTTTTTGCATCAATACTCCGGAGTATTTCATCATAATTGACACAAGGGTTACTTCTCTTACGATAGGCATCTTGTATGTTTTCGATGAACTTTTGACACCAAATTAATTGATAGTTATCCCAAAGTTTACGGTCAAACTCCCCTAAATTGACTAAATCCTGAATGATTTTAAGCAGCTTTTCTTCACTTACCTTGCACTTGGCAGAAAGGAACATTACTTCCATTTTGTCGCCTAAATCCAAATAGTGATAATTGGTAACAGCAAGCTGTCGCAAGATCTTAAACCACGTTGCAAACCCATCATTTCCATAGGTATTTTCCATGTAAAACATGGCCTTTCCCTCCTTGCATAAGAAGGGAAAGTAATCAACTGTATTTTTCTCTTTGTGATTTGCCATTGTTTGATAGGGGTTTTAAAATGGTAGCGTGTCCTCATAGTTGTCAGGACCATCCATAGGTGGACTGCTCTGAGGGGACTGATTAATACTGGCGTGCGTTGTGCTGTTATCGCCTTTGCTTTGGTAGGATTGTCTGCTGTCCTCGGTTTGGTCGCTCTGTTTGCTTCCCAGCATAGTGAAGGAGGTGACCCGGATCTTTACCCTGCTGAACTTATGCCCGTCCTTTTCCCATTTTTCAGTTTTGATCTTTCCTTCTACATAGAGTTGGCTTCCTTTCTTGAGGTACTGCAATGCGATTCGTGCTTGCTGTCCCCATATCTCCAGGTCATGCCACTCGGTATTCTCAACCTTGTTGCCTTGCTTGTCTTTATAGGACTCGGTAGTAGCTAATGTGATGTTGGCTACTACATTATCTCCTTCAAATTGCTTGAGCTCCGGGTCTTTGCCCAAATTGCCTAATAGGATTACCTTATTTACTGCTGCCATATTATTTTTTAGTCTTTGATTTTCTGGTTTTATTTCGATTCTTGTTTGCGCCAATGCCCGTGCCTCAATGGTCATGGTTTCTGTTGTTTCTAATGCGTGATGCAGCATTGCCCTGTTTTTGTTTAAGTGTGAAATATTAATTTTGATTTTATCCTTCTCTTGACATTTGCTCGTTTCCGGCACATACTCCCGAACAGAATTCGAGACTTGTTGTGGTGACACAAGCCTTATCTTCGTATCTGTTTTTCCACGAATTCCATACTTGCTTTCTTCCTCGTCCAATTATATTTGAGGTGACTTTTTGCTCATTGGGAGTCTGCTTCATACAATAGCTACACGCGAAATGGTTTTCTCTCGGGGCGTATTTAGCCATCATTTCAGCTAATATTGGCTCAAGCAACTCTTTATTAAATGAAATATTGGGCTTATCTCCTACCCCTATCTCGTTGTAGCTTACCGCTGAGGTGGATGTGTATTCGCCATCAGTCGTAAACTTGTATTCGACTAGGACTTCGTTTGGGATATATGCATCAATAAATCTTTTCAGTTCAGCCACATCTGTTTTCTTGGCAATCTTATCGATCCAAGGTCTATTTTTCATTTTTTCCCTCGTTCGGAATTTTACTACTTCAATCTGAATAATCCCTATCACCCATCCATATAGCCTGAATAATTGAGTAGGCTTTACATTTTCCTTGAAGAACTCAGTCAGGTAATCCTCTTCCTTTTTCTCCAAAATGAGCTGTAGTTCATTCCATTGGTCTATTAGTTTCATAAGAATGGTGTTTTGTTAAGTTGAATTTCTGTTCCCGGACTTGCGATGGCTACGGTTTTGCCCGTTGCTGCCAAGGTTCGTTGCAGGAATGATTCTGGATCCGCATTTCCGCTGCTTAGGTGAATGAGAATGATATTGTTTACCTCCGATAAATCATTTGCTTTCAGGAAGTCTAGCGTGGTCTGAAGGCTCATGTGGCTCTTCATGGTCCGTGCCCGTACTACTGCGTTCAAGCTGCCGTCCAGGAATCGCTTGGTCATTATTTCCTCGCAATAGTTTGCCTCGATGATGATATTGTTCATTCCTTTGAAAGTGTATGGGCAATAATGCGTATCGGTGATGAAGCAGGTCTTTCCGCTTTCGGGATGGTCCAGTAGAAAACCAAACGTGGGCACATCGTGGATCACTGAAAATGGCTTAATCTTCCATGGACCAATAGTCAACTGCTTGCCGGACTCCATCTGGATAAATCGATGCCCTTCTAGCCCGTTGGTTGCATCTGTGTACACGTCAATCCCTGCTTTCATGTAATCGCTGGCGTACTTGATATGATCCCCGTGCCTGTGGCTGATAAGGCACCCTTGGACTCCGGATAAATCGAAGTCCAAGGCTTTCTTAACTTCCTTGAGTCGGACTCCTGCTTCCAGGATCAGGCAGTTCCCTCCGCTGTCCTGAAGGAGATAGCCATTTCCTGCACTCGATGAGCCAAGGACGATCAGTCTCATGCGAATGATGGAGATTCTGCCTGTACTGCTTCTGCTGCCACTGCTTTTGGTTCTGCAGTTGGCTTTGACGAAATTTCCTCGTGTTCATCAAAATCCATGGACACTGAATTCGCTTTATACTTTGCCTCGGAATTCTGCCCGGCCTTTGCTGTAGTTTCAGAATCATCATTATCATCATCAAACAGGTGCGCATCGTCACTGGTACTGGCTGCGTGTTTCAGGGCACGGTTTCGGACGGTCTTACATGCCATTTCATCAGGAAATTTGGTGTGAGCTGGCGTTAAACCATTTCCTTTTCGCTGGTTCCATGCGGCATGAATTTGAGGCTTGGTCATGATGGTGAGTTCTCTTCTTCCGTCATTGTAATCAACAGTGCAATAAGCCCCTTTAATTTTGGTGCCGTCACCGATGGACTCCAAAGTCTGCTTGTGCTGCGTGATTCGCTTATTCCCAGTCTCGGCATCTACTTCAAAGGAGAATTCATCCCCTTCATAGATTGCGCTGGCTGATACGTTTTTCACCCCCCCGGCACGCTTTGCAATCAGTTCCTTACCATGGTAGCTGATTGAACATTCCAGTTTCCCACCGTATGCGATGAAGTAACACTGGTCTTTGATCACCGACAAACCATTGGTAAGCATTTTCAACAATGCCTGTCCTACAGATGCTGGCGTACATACCGTCAATACAGGATGACTATCCTTATCAACTGCCTCCGATAAATAAAGCCATGCAGAATTTAGGGCATTTACCGGGCTGTAGTTCTTTGGAAATTGACCTTCCCCTCCCTCTTGTGTTTGCTTGATGATGGAAAGGACTTTTTCCTTTACCTTCTCTTGCCTTACCGCTAATTCCTTTTTAGCGTCTTTTACTGGTGCTTGATTGTTGTCCTGTGACATTTTTGTTTTTGATTATATAAAGTGAATGATTGATTTGTCTACTGCCAATGTAGGGTTAGCTTCTCTTGGGAAGGGTCCACCACTAGGTTGATCAGTTGGCTCTTTGTTTCGGGAATCCACGTTACAGACTCTCGGTTGTCGATGAAAATCGGGAGATACAGCTTGTAATGATCCGATAAGGTGTTGATGATGTCAAGCCCTGCCTGAATCCTTCCTGCGTTGTTCAGGTCGCTGAATGGGACTCCCTTGAACAGGGTTTCACATACCTCTTTTTCAGCGCCGTTTAGCGGCATGTAGAAAAGCTTGAAGCTGACCAATGAGAACTTGGCGTTGATCTCTGACTCGATCATTTCAACCCTTGCTTTGGAATAAGTGAAGCAAGCATCCTCCATACCCTCCGCCTCGGAAATTTTCTGACCGATTATTTTTTCAGAATCTTTGAGTTCCTGAATCCGGATATCTATCTTTTCAATGGTTTCCTTGTTGCCAAGGGCCTTTTGAAGTCCTTCCAGGCTGGTTTGAATAGCAATCTTAGTTGTCTTCAATTCTGACGTGTTCACTTCCTGAGACTTAATAGGCTTGTTGGATTCCAGTTTTGCGATATCCTGAATTAGGAATGTTGCTGTTTGGGATTGAAAATCATCTACTGTCTTTTTATCCTGTGGATTGGCGTACCACTCCTTTAAGGAGGCTTCAAGCGTGATTAAATCTTCTTTTTTTACGGAAAGGAAAGCCTCGGAATCAGACTTGCTTTTTGAGGTAGCCCGGATTGCGTTATTTGAAGATTCAATATCCTTCTGGGAACCTTCAATCTGATTTTTCAGCCTCATGCCCTTCTGGGTGATTTCAGCCTTTCGGTCTGTTTTATCTTTGTTGAACCGCCCTCTTGCTGCTTCCTCAGCATTGAATAACATATCACCTTCCAATGGACGTTCGCAAGACGGGCAGGATGAACCGTTCCACATGAATTCCTTGGCGTTCTCTTTCTGCCATTCTGCTACAAGTGCCGCTTTCTCCGTTTCTTTGGAAGGAATTGATAATCCGGATGTTTCGATATCAGATTTATGTCGCTGTATCTGACCAACATAGGTCTTTATTGAGTTCTCAGCATTTAGCGCATACTCATTCAGCTCCTTGATTTTAGCCTGAATCTCCCTTGGAGACTTCTCGCTATCATTCTTCCACTTTTCAAAATCCTGCTGCGCTAGGAATTTAAGCTTCTGAAGCTTTGATTTTGCCTCATAGATTTTATTTTCCCACTCCTGAATAGATTTGTTGTAGACCGAATCTGAATTACTCAAAGTTCGAATCGATAACTCTACCTCTTCGAGCTCATTTTTTTTGCCTGCAATGATTTCCTGAAGCTCGCTGAACTCATAAGCCTCTTCTGGCTTCGACCTTTCGGCCTCGCTAATTTTTACGGGAATATCTGCTTTTTCCTCTTTGAGGTTCTTTTTTTCCATTGCGGCCTTCGCACGGATCTGATCGAGATTCCTACCTATGGTCAACAGTTCCTCCAACTCTTTAATGTGAGGGGACTTCTTTGACTTTGAAGTAAGTCCCTCAAAAATCTGTGCCGTGCTGATTTCCGATGCCATGGAAATAAGGGCTTCTCTTCGGTCTGCTGGCTTCATGGAGTTGAAGAATAGCGGATTGGTCAGGAGTTTGAAAAGCTCCTCTTTGAAAAACTCCTCTACCTGCTTGCGGTAGTTGGATTCCAGTGTTACAGGGAATCCATCGATTTGATAAGCGGTAGTATGGCCTTTCAATACTCCCTCTTTGCTCCACAATTGCTTGTAGGTTCTTTGGAAGGTCTTAGACTCGCTATCAATCTGGAAGGCTGCAAAGACCTCATGGTCCACTTTCTCAATTGGATTGTTGTTAGCATCCAATGTCTTGATACCGAAGTCTGATCTTCCTAGACTGTCTTTTCCGAAGAAAAGGAACCAAACGCTGTCGAATACGGTGGTCTTACCGCTTGCGTTTTTGCCGTGAAGGAAGTTCTCACCTTCCTGAAAATCCATTTCTAAGGACTTAATGCCTTTGAAGTGGGATAGTTTTAACTTTTTGAGTTCTACTTTCATTGTCCTGTTCGTTTATTTAAATTGTCTGATTTCCTTTTTTACCTGCGATTGGCTTTTCTGCCGTTTCAGGTAGTTATTCCCTCTCAGAGGTGGTTGGATCTTGTAATTTCCTAGCATCTGATGTTGCGATCTGAAGCTTTGCCCTCAGCTCGTTTCGGTTTTCCACAACCGCAACGAGTACGGTTAAAATTTTGTCATTTTCGCATACCCCGTTTAGTACTGCGTAGACGTTTTGCCTTTTAGGAAGCTCAGTTTCCGGTTGAGTTGATTCCCATATCTTGTCAAAGGCCCTTTTGTAGTGTCCAGGAAGAGCATTTTTCAGCTCCTCTAGGTCTTTAGCAGTAAATAGCTTTTTGTTATTTTCCATACGTTTATATTTTCTACCTTAGTGTTTACCAAATGTATATAAATAATTAGAAACGTAACATAAAAGAATTAAAAATAATTAAGAAAATATATAAATATCTGATAATTAAGGATAAAAATTATGGTGCAGGGGAATAAAAGTTGATTGAAAAAAATGCCTACAAACCAGAAGACCCAGCCAAAAGGCCGGGTCTGTTGAAAAGTTCGAACAGGACAATTCTAACTTAGCATTGTTAGCTTTCGCTAACGACTCAAATATAACTCATTTTTATGAAACGCTTACACTTTTTTTCGGAATGCCCTGATAATCCTAAACACAATATAGGAAAGGATGACTAGGCCAAATAATACCAAGCCTGTTTTGACAAACTTCCAAGCCCGTTGAAAAAGATTCTCTCTCTCCCTAATTACAATTCTTTCAAATTCCGTCCTTAGCAATTCCCTTTCCTCAATCATGACGGTGATCATTCTTTCCTGTTGATCGCATACAGCCATCAAATTGCCCAGGCTGTCAATCAAGATACCGACCCTCATCTTTGTGTCCGGATCTTCCCTATATAAAGTTCGCTCGATTATTTTTGGATCCACACCTGAGCGGATCATTTTTGCCAAACTGTCTATATTTATTTTAAAGCTCTCTCCGGAAGTTCCAGGCACTAGCACCTCTTTTTCAACTGTTCGGAAAATAACAGAATCCCTGACTATCCTTTCGCTCTGCAGAACTTTTGGGGCACTGCAACCAGCCATTAAAACTGCGAGTATTATTATCTTGAGGTAATCCATCGAAGAGCTTTTAGAGTTTGCTCAATCCTATCGTCCAGCCCATTCCTGCCACCATTAATAAGAATACTAACCCTTTCTATGGTTTGCTCCTTCATGTCAACACAAGCCTTAAAAATGTTATTTTCGTCAAAGAAAAATTTAGCACTTTCTAAGGCATACTTTGCAGCAACCAAATCCGGATTGGATAATATTAAAGGATCTCCAATTCTTTTAGAAAGGCTCGAATAATTATTTCTGCCTGTCAACTGAATAACTCCCCTACCCCTGAATCTGTAGCCATCTCCAGACTGTGTTGAGCCATTGCCCATCCTGTTTGCATAAACCACATTTGCAATTTCTTTGGGCTTATTAGCATACTCACTAGCCAACATTTTTAAGTTAGCTTTCCCCTGACTTCTGTCAACAATTTTTTGTTCCTTGGTTGTGAAATACTTCCCAAAGATTTTTAGTAGACCATCTTGGCTATAATTTAGATTTTCTTCCACTATTGAAAACCCTGCGCTTTCATGCCAGCATTGTCCTATAAAATGAGATCCTGCCACTGGACTAAGTTTTAAAAAAACCACCAATGCTTTGGCTGATTTTGGGCCAAAATCTCCATCTGGCACAACTCCTATTTTTGATTGTATTCTTTTTATAGATTCCATTCTATTTCTAATCTAGGTTATTGTTTTCATTTTCTTTGTTTTTCTTAAAAAATCTTAACACAAACTTTTTTGGATTCACGAAACTGTCAATCATCTCAAACTGCTCTTTGGTAATAAAGTTAAGATCTCTCGCATTTTCGACACTAGAGTATATTATTGACAAACTAAAAACCAAAAAAAGACCTTCAATAAATACTTTTTGAATAATTATAGGCGACACTAGGTGCAAATTATACGTAATTCCAATAAACCAAGTCATTACAATAAACCGAATTGCTGACCTGTTTAGATTTGCCCATATGATCGGCTCCCCTTTATTTATAATTGAATTTGCTAATCCTAAAATAAAATCCCCGATTGAAATTATCGCCAGTAACCAGATTCCTGCGCTCGGTGAATAAATATACTTGCTTATCCCAATATCCAACTCTATAAATATTGAAGCGATAAAGGAAAAGCTAATCGCATAAATGTGAATCATGCCCATTTTTACCTTTAGCGCAAAAACTGCCTTTATTAAATCCAAGAATGATTCGTAACCTATTACTTTGAACATTTTATATCTTTTTAGCTTCGATGAAGAAATTATCAGTTTGGTCTTCTGTCATTTCTAGCATACCTGCCATCGCTGCAATGTGAATGTTATCCCGATCCCAACTAAGTGCATACTCCCAGAAAATAGTTAGTGCTTCATTGTTAGAATATTCAATAGAGGCTTTTACGGTTGACAATAATCCCATTTGTAAGAGCATCATGCGCCCCTGAGCTGGAGTGATTGAGAAGGGAACGCTACTATTTCTAATCTCCAAATCTGTCAAAGCTACTATTTCATAATTCTGAACACCGTTTATTACTTCTGTTTTTACAACCCTGCTTAGTAAGTAATCAATTTTTGGCTCGTTGTCAATGTACTCAAACCATCCAGATTCTACGATTTGCTCGTGAGTAGGGTTTATCACGTTTGGAACTTCTGGATTTAATAGTATTTGACCTTCTTGATAGTATCTCATAGTTTTAGAATATTTCGTAACGTTGATTTATATTTGCCTCAATAGCTAATCTGTTGGCAGTTTGATTGAAATTATACATTATTATTTCGCTTATTTTGCCGTTAAAATGCAGTCCTCCTTGAGGTCTTGAAATGGTGTTTACTGAAAACTGATTAAAGGACTGCAAATTAAAACTGTTGCTAGAATTTATATTTACCTGAAAATTTAAAGTATTGTTAAAATAAGAAACTAACTGCTGGTTAAATGAAATAAATTGAGACCCTACTGACCTAAGATTTGCTCCATCAATCCCACCTGGGCCATTCCCTTGTTGACCATACCAAAAACCTCTTGCGGGGCTGTTTGCAAATAAGATATAATTGAGATTTCCTATTGTATCAATTTTCGCCACTGTAAATATTGATAAAGGAGTAATGCTTTGAAAGTTTAAAACTTTACTTTCATTATTAAAAAGTATTGAGGGCTTCCCGTTTGATAAAATCAAATCCCCATTCTCAACTATTTGGGGTTGATTAATCAATACTGTTTGTGTAGCCTTTATACTATTTCCGCTTTGGTCATACAGGATTGAAACAAAACCGTTATTTCCAGCTCCTACAAACTGAGTCAATAGCCCTGATAATATATCCTTTTCGCTAAAATCTTGCTCTGCGTTGTCCGAAGACCTCCGAACTCTGACAACTGCATTTATGAATTTTGATAAGGATTGCAAAGAAAAAGCCGCAGAAGCGTTTGGAAACAAATCTAAAAGACCTAATTTTTGAAATGACTGAATCCTACTTTGTAAATCGCTAAGTCTCATGATTAAATATTATTAATTGAGCCGTAAACTATAATATTACCTACCGAATTAATTGTGCACGGCAGTTCAAACCTTGGTCCTATAATACTAGGGGATGCACCACCTGCAAACTTTGTCCCTAAAGGAAAAGTAATTGACTGAACATTAGTAAATCGCAAAGAAAACGCTGTTTCCCTGCTTGCTATTGGAAGTCCTGTAAAGGATAAAGTAACTGTACCCGTTAAGGTTGCAAGTATCAAGGTTCCCAAAGTAAGGTTTATACCAACTGACCCTACTATATTGCCTAAATTCTGAATAGAGGACTGAATTGATAATGCAGCACTTTCAGCATCTACTTTTGAAGCAAGTGCCGACGCTGCATCCTCCACCGTTTGCGCTGCTTTTTGGGTAGCTACCTGCTCAGATGCTCCTGCATCGAGAGCCGATGCAGCTGCGGCTTGGGCGGCGGCAAGTACCTCGCCGGTGATGGGTGATTGAATGAATTTCAAGGTCTGTAGCCACTCGGATTCAGCCCCTACAAAACCATTTTTCACGGCAATATCATAGGCAGATATCACCGCTTTCTGACCTGTAATCCCTAGAACAATAGGGTTTTGAATGGTTAATTGACTGCTGCTCATGGTTATGGTATTAAGATTACATGCATGATTAATTCCTTTATTAAGTAAAATGGCCCCCTGCCAAGTGTGTTCACAAGTCCATTGGAAGAAGTAATCTCAAGTTCCCAATTGAAGGGTCCTGATTTCCCTGTTGTGTCGGCAGGCTGAAAGTTTATAGTCAGTTCTTGCCCGTTAACCGTACAGTCTTCAAGTGTTTTCAAGACAAAAACCATATTCCTGAGCGCAATGGCAAATTTGATCGTTGCCCCTATCATCGGATGAGTGTTGGGAATTGTAATGACGATATCAAAGCTATCCCCTGCCTGTCGGGTGATTAGGATTTCCTCTTGTACAATGTATGATGGCATACTGATATTAGGTTATAGCTGACTGGAAATGAAAAAAGACATACCTCCTAGATGGAAGTATGGCCTGAATGGGCTATTATGTGTTGATTTTTAATCGATTCGACTAATTTAGTGATTTTTTAGGTTGTTGGTGCTATTAGACGTAATTATAGCGTCTGTTGAAATTTATTCCAATCTGAAGCCGCTATTGTTGATAAATCACTAGGAAACGTAGTATATTCTGATTTATGAAGTCCAATATTGGTGATCAATTTTATACGAGATGCAGTTCTTGGAACTCCTAATATACCCTGTGGTGAATAGGAATTGCCGTGATAAATATTATTTCCATTTAGATAAAAGGATCTAGCAATTCCTCTACCTGGGATTACTTCAAGAAATCTATTTGCAGAAAATGAAAGCGCATAAAGATTTCCATTAGGAGCTAACTGTAAATTCCCATAAAAAGCAGAACCGCCTAGCCCGCTTATATTTAATTGAACGCTGGTTTGATTTACTGGATCAAGAATTAAAACTGTATTTGCTATTAATGGAGCATAATATATTTTATTGTCTAATCCGTTACATCCGTTAATCCACCTAACTGAGCTATTACCAAAATTTCCAAACGTGGTTATTGCCTCTGTCGTTAGGTCAATCTTCCTAAATGCAAAATGAGCGGTTGGTGGTTGATAAATACAGTTGTCAGAAAACAAAACGCCCCCAAGATTTCTATTTGCCACAATTTCACCAAAAGTAGTTATTGTGTTTAATGCTGTATCTATTCTTGTAATATTTGTGGCTTGCCAAGGAATCATATAAAGAAAACCATCACTTGCAATTACCCCACCATTAAACTTACCCTCTGATCCCCCACTAAAACCAGCAATGTATTGAAATGTGAAATTTATCACATCGTAAACTATTATATGACTAGCATTATATGGAATGAAATACATCTTATTATTTGGGGCATAGACAACCCCCTGACAATATTGTCTGTTTCCTGCTCCTGTAATAGACCCAACGACTGCCGTATCAAATGGTATATCTGTAATTAATTTTGTTGACGGGTCATATTCTCCAATATACCCTGCTGCTTGATATGGTGCGAAATAGGTTTTACCGTTTTGTGGACAATAAGCTCCACCAACAAATTCATTAGCAACCTGAGTTTGAGAAAAGGATAATATTCTTTTCTGATTAGCCGATCCCCCAAGTATATTATTATACATTTTGACTAATTGTTACAAGAATTACCTCTGTACCACTATCTTTTTTTATTAGTTCAAAAAATATGTAATTGTCCACATTTGGCGAGTAATACCCTGCTACCAAAACTGATCTTGTGGGAGGCGTAAACGATGCTGCTCTATGCTTTACAATAACAACAACTCCTCTAATTGCGCCAGTAAAATCATAAGTCATTGCACCAGTAATTACGAATGTATTTCCGTGAATATATCCGCCAAAGCTGTCAAACTTAATTACTGTTGACTGGGTTTCTATTAGCTCTATTATCCCCCCACCCTCTACAACCGAACCATACCTAGCCAAAAAACCAATCTCAACCTCATAAGGTGAATTGTTAAAAAAATCAGTCAAAGGCACTTGGCTGTTTTGAAAGACAATTCGAAATTGAATGCGTCCCCAATAGTGGTTTGACCTGTGGTAAACCGCAAATCTATTCCCGGCTAATTGGTAAAGCACGAATTCCCCTGCACTCGATCCTGGACTTGTTACAATCTGAACAGTTTCAGGAATTATAACCCTTGAAGTGTCAGCGGTAAAGCTAAGCCTGAGTTCCTGCGCTCCGCTGCCATCAAAATTAACACCATTCTTTGGCTCTGCATAATGTAAGATAAAGCTGTAATTATTCGAAATACTTAAATCAGTTTCAAATATCTTCGCAAACTGCCCCGTACTGTTTGGGGTAACGGCAGTTGTCATCCTGATTACGCTAAAATCATTTTGTAAAGGAGTTATTACCTCTACAACCGAACCATACCTAGCCAAAAAACCAATCTCAACCTCATAAGGTGAATTGTTAAAAAAATCAGTCAAAGGCACTTGGCTGTTTTGAAAGACAATTCGAAATTGAATGCGTCCCCAATAGTGGTTTGACCTGTGGTAAACCGCAAATCTATTCCCGGCTAATTGGTAAAGCACGAATTCCCCTGCACTCGATCCTGGACTTGTTACAATCTGAACAGTTTCAGGAATTATAACCCTTGAAGTGTCAGCGGTAAAGCTAAGCCTGAGTTCCTGCGCTCCGCTGCCATCAAAATTAACACCATTCTTTGGCTCTGCATAATGTAAGATAAAGCTGTAATTATTCGAAATACTTAAATCAGTTTCAAATATCTTCGCAAACTGCCCCGTACTGTTTGGGGTAACGGCAGTTGTCATCCTGATTACGCTAAAATCATTTTGTAAAGGAGTTATTAC